TGGTTGCATACCTACGAGCAAACAATAAAGAACTAAACTCATTAATCTCTAAATACGAAAATAAAGTAGTAAAGGGAGTAAAAGTTACACGGTCTGGTGTATTGGCAGCGGCACATTTAGCAGGTTCTACAAATGTGAAGCTCTTTTTCCAAAACGCAGATTGGAATGGTCGAACAGATGCAAACGGTACGAGTATTCGTGAGTATATGCAGACATTCTCAATCTACAACCTAAAGAAGATATGATAGTATTACTCATAATCAGTATTTTAGTAAATGGAGCACTCGGTTACGCCTGTTGGAATATGTTGCGTAAGAATGAGATGATGGAAGATGCCATAAATAACTTTTACACTCGCTTAGATAGAACATTAAAAACTATGCGGGCAATTGACACACGAGAAATGTTTGAGAAGGACGACGAAGTAGGGTCGGTTTTCGGTCAAATAGTGGATACAGTCAATGATTTACGCCCGCTTCTATACGGGAGTGATATAGAAGATGGGGAGAAAGAAAACGAAGCTCGGTAAAGTCTATTTTACCCAAGAAACAGAAGATGCAATCATCAAGTATAACCAAAGTGACGATATGGAAGAACGGGAAAACCTATATCGTGAGTATATTTGGGCACCATTCGATAAATTAGCAGAAAACGTAATCAACAGATTTAAGTTTCCTTATATGGAAGGCTCTTTTGACGATGTGAAGTCAGAGGTGGTTTCCTTTTTGGTTATCAACTTACACAAATACGCTGCAGGAAAAGGTAAAGCATTCTCATACTTCAGCGTTATTGCAAAAAACTATCTTATATTACACAATAACAACGCATACAAGGAAGAAAAGCGGTCAGTATATCTCGCAGATAAGACTGACGAAACGTTTGCCCTCGAAGAAATCCTTGTATCGGAACCAGAAGAACAAGAAATAAAGAGTGACATGCGTGATTTTACCCAACTTTTGGTCCAATACTGGGATTTTAACACCACCAAGATTTTTAAGAAGAAGCGGGATATAGAAATCGCTAACGCCGTGGTCGAACTTCTCCGTAGAGTTGATAACATCGACAATTTTAATAAAAAAGCTCTCTATCTTATGATTAGAGAGATGACGAACCACAAAACATCCCATATCACCAAGGTCATCAATAAGATGCGGGTGCATGTTTTGGAGCAAATGAACGAATTTAGACGAACAGGACATATTTCCGACCCATCCGCCTATTTTACGTATAAAAAATAGCCTCTAACTATTTATATGGTAGTAACTTGGAGGTTATTATGAGTTTAGACAAGGAAATATTTGACGGAAAGACACTTTCCGACCTCTTTTCAGAAATTTACAAGAATACCGACTCTAAGAGACAACAAATTAATACGTTTGTCTCTAAGTTGGTTATGCTTATCCGCACCCCAGAAGATGCAGCGGTTATTGGACCTGTTATCAAGGACTTTATTGAAGTGAACGTCAAGAATGACGAACATTTAGTCCGTGTAGCACAGATTGCACAACGTCTTGTGGGGGCAGTTTCTAAGGGTGACTCCATTGATGGATTATTAAGTGAAGCCGAGAAGCAAGCTTTACTTGGTGACTTAAAGATGGAAGTAGAAAAGTTAGAAGATGAAGGAAAAGATATCGAAGAAGATATCTTTGCAATCTCAAAGAGAGTTAAGTAATGGCTACTGGCATTGGTGCTAGAATACAAACAAGAACAAATGGTGTAAAAACCATACTTCCTGGTGCGCCAGGTTCTCAACCAATGCAAGCAATTATGGACAGTTTCATTTATGAAGCTGCACAAGTTGAGGACATTGTAATTAATGAAGCGGATGATAGATCTGGTAAAACTGGTAGCTCCGCTAACGTAGGAAGAGTAAAGATTAGATTTGTAAATACAGAAAAAGGTGCAAAAGGAGAAGATTTACCCTGGGCAGATCCTTTATTCCCATATCAGTCAACATATCCCTTGATTGGTGAGTATGTATTAGTATTCAAAGCTATATCAACATATTTTTACATAGGTCCAGTAAATATAAAAAGAAAAATTACTGAAAATGCTGCACCACTTATTGGTAAACTACAAGCCAGACAAGACAATAGTGTAAAAAATCAACGTGCACAAGCTGCTGGTGTACTTACACAACCCAAAGAAAATGTAAATCAAATAGGAACGAATTTCAAATCATTAAAAGTAAATCCATTAAAAACATTTGAAGGTGATGTATTATTCCAAGGACGATATGGTAATTCAATTCGTCTTGGAAGTAGTCAAATGATACGTTCTGCATTGGGTGAACAAAACCCGAACATTATTATGCGTGTTGGTCAAGGACCAGCGACATCTTTGACTAACGAAGATCGTAGTCCACAATCACTAACGAATGAATCCATAAACACTGATGCTAGTTCTATATGGATGGTATCAAAACAGATATTGGGACTAGTACCAGCTACCTTTAATACAAATGTGTTTCTGGCGTCGTTGTTTGAAAAACCTACAGTATTTGGTGGAGCATCTATACTATTAAACTCAGATAGAGTTATTTTAAATTCAAAAGATACATCAATTTTCTTATTTGCTAAAAAAGGTATACATTTAAATTCTCTAGAAGATGGTATTTCACTAGATACATCTGGGCAAGTTTCATTAACTACTCCAAATAATATAACGCTTTCGTCGGGTAAAACAGTAAGTTTGACCAGTACCAAAGAAGATATAATTATTAGTACTAAACGTGATGTGACCATTTCAGGTGATAGAAACATTGTAGTTCACGGAAATGAAATATTCTTAGGTGGTAGAAGTGTACAAGCATCACCAATTGTAATGGCAAGACCACTAAAGTTGTTTATGTATGAACTTTTACGAACTTTAATGTCAACTTCACCACTGACACTCGGACCAAGTGGTATAGTAAACCCAGCGTTGATAGCTAGAATGTTGATAGTATTTTCAAAATACATGGTATTACCCGATCCATTTAATCCATTATGGGCATCAAATGATAACTTTGTAATGAAAACCAATACCAGAACTACTGCATCAGACTTACCACCAAGCCAAAACTTTAAACAACTTACTGGTCTTGGAACCAGAGGTAGTCAAGATGCATTTACCACAGTCAGTCAAGTAGCAGATAATGCTGGGGTAAAAAATCTACGTAAGTTGTATGGTGAAGAACTTATTTCTAAGTTATAATTTATGACATTTTTACAAGACCTCAGAAGTGCAACAAGAAGTGCGCAAACAAACCCATACTTTGCGTCATATATACAAAATGCTACCAATGATGTATCGAAAATAGCATCAGTTTCTCGTGTGCCATCGGATGTACCGTTAGAAACATTGGTGGCATTATCTACATTCCGTCCAATCACTGCACCAGGAACAGTAACACAGACATCTCCGCAAAATATACAAGGTGTACAAGACGCAATACGAGCTAGATTACAAGCGTCAAATGTAAACATAACAAATTTATCAAACTTTGTACCATCTATTGCAGGAAATGCAATACAAACACGGGGTAATCCAACAGCAAATGACAGAAGAGTAAATGGTGTTCTTCGTGGATTGAATGCAAGACAACGAGTACTGGCTGGACTAGACCCAAAAACTAGAAAACTAGTTGAAGATTTGCAAGATTTAAAGAGATTACGAGAACTACAAGCAAAACTTGAAGCACTCGCAGCTAGACTGGAACAAGAAATTATAAAATACACAGGTATATTTAATGCAATCGTGAACGGACCAGATGCAATTGCATCTGCATTTTTGACTAGTGTAATTAATAAAATAGAATTGTTAGAACGTTCATACACTTCTGCAAAGAACTTGATATTATTGGTCAAGAAAACAATAGAAAACACAGTAAGAGCGATAACAAAAGCTTTATTCAAAGATATTCCACAAAGTATAGCTAGAATTAGAACTGGATTTGACGCATTAACAAAAATATTGAAGCTACCTGAAATATCTTTACGATTACGGTTCCCAAAACGTCCTAAGTTCCCACGGATGAATTGGACGATTGGGGATTTCTATCAAAAGTATAGAAAAGCCTTTGAAACTCTAAAACAAAAAAACAGTCAATTCTATCAAAAAGCTTTAGACACAGCTATACAGCAATCTGGTGTAGAAATTATTGACCCAAACAAAGATAAAATTCAACAAGGATTAACCAAAGCAAGAAATGCTCTTAAAGAAGCACGAGCACAATTACAAGCAAGACAAGCTGTACGTAATGAAGCAATTAACAGAGCAAGAACACAACTTATTGATAATATTAGAAAGACAACTCAGGTCACAGAACGTGAACGTGAACGTATTGCACGTGGTGATACTGGATTACAAAGAAACGCAAAGAATGCAATTGCTAGAGCACAAGCTAGATTGGCAGATATCGCGGGTAGAAGATTATATCTTACACCAGAAGAACAACGTATTATACAACCATCTAGTAGAGTTGCTGGTAGTACAACAAATGCATTTGGAGATTTGTCATATTCTGTAAACGATCGTATTGTTGTAACTCCTGATGGTAGAACTGTATATAAGGATAGACGAACAGATAAATTGTATGTAATACAATCACCACAAGACCGTGTTCGTGAGTTAACGGCCACCTCAGTAAATCGCTTGCAAGCAAATGCTCAAGAATTTACCGCAGGTATAGGTACTATCAATACGGCAATAGCGACAGCAGCAGAAGTTCAAGCTACGATGAATAGTAAAGTATTAAAAGCAGAATTTGGTATTAATTTATTACAAGAAGCGCAAAATGTAAATAATATAACACGAGAAGCCAGACAAAGTACAAATGAAGTTACTCAACAGCAAAATCCTGTATTAGCTGACGAATTTACAATAGATGCAGAAACACGAACAGTAACAACCATTACACGAAGATTATCTGCATCAGAAGCTACTAACCAAGCAACTGCTTATAATAGAAGAACTGCTGAATTTAATGGATATACAACACCGTTAACTATCAGACCAAGTGGACCAAAACTATTGAATGTAAGTGGTCAAAACGTGTATGAATTAGTATTGGCAATAACATATAAAAATTTTAATAACTTAAATCAAGCTAGACTTGAACAATTAGGACAACAGCAGTCGGCTGTAGCATTCGATAGGAGTACGGCTACTGTGGGAACTCCGATAACCTCAGTTCCAGCATCAGCACCAATTTCAGTTTCACCACAAGTAGAAGTACCAACTTCACAATTTGTTGCGGCTAGTGCAACTCCAAGAACATCCACTCCTGCACCTACACCACCAATTGCAACACCAGGATTTGATATAGACCAATCACAATCAATATTTGGAACACCACGTAAGTTGTCCGTGTTTGAAATAGAAGCATTAAATAATAGATTAGCTAGTCCGCTTATCTCCGATGAAGAAAAAGTAAGAATACGACAAATACTAGGAGTTGCAAACCAACTTCCAACGGATTTGCAACTACCAAAAGATGCTGAATTAGAATTTTCACAAGAGGTTACTAGACCAAACTTAAATGTAAACCTTAGTGGTAACACTGCAACACTATCATTTAATGCAAGATCAAATAGCGATCCAAGAGTAAATGTAGAATATAGTTTAGATAATGGAAATACGTGGACTGCAGCAAACCCACCAAGAGTTTCAGGTGACATTGTAATACCTAATCTAGATACTGGTATTTACGCTGCTAGAATTCGTGGTATACGAGCAGACGGGACAACCAGTATTTCTTCTCAACCAAAACCAATCGTAATCAATATAAGTAAACCTGTTATATTTGCGATAAGACCACGTACATCTACTAGTGCAAAAATATTATTTGATGATACAGTATCTACAGTACAGATACAAGTGTATCAAGTCAAAGCAACAACTGGAAACCAGCCTAGTGCATGGTACGATGCACTTCCTGACGATGGGCAAAGTGATCGTAAAGCTATAAGATCTCCTATAGTGGTATATGGTTTGGAAACAGATAAACCATATACAATTGCAATACGAGCTAGATACGCAGACGGTACATTTGGAAACCCATCGAATGCAATAACGTATACACCATTTAAAATGGCATCTGAAGGTGGTGGAGTTATTGCCTAAAAACGGTCTAAATCGTTCTAAATCATATATTTTTGATATTTAAATAGAGGGGCTAAATCGGTTATTTTTATCAGGAGAGACAAATGGACAAAACATTACTAAAAGCATACATCAGAACAATAGTCGAAGAAGAAGTCAATAGAATTCTTCCTGACATTTTGGGTGAAGCTGTGGCACAAATCAAGGGTACACAACAAGTTAACGAAACTGTTGCGCCCCCAAGTAAGCCAAAGTTTGACCGTTCAAAGTTGGCTGCGATGATGGGATTGGAACGTCACGGTGACACCATTTCGGCAACAACCAGTAATATAAGATTACCAGAAAATATTCCACAGGGTTTAGACTTAAACAACCCATCAGTGCAACCAGCGGTAGAGGCCATTACCAAAGACTACAGCGCTTTGATGAAAAAGATGGGATTGAGTAAGTAGTATGGCAAAAACCGTCTATCTAGGACAAACACTTCCGTTACAAAGAACCAATCGTGGATATTTTCAATCTACTACGGACCCTTTAGAAAATGAAAAGTCAAAGTTTATTAACCTAATTTTGACAAAAAAAGGTGAACGTGTATCCAATCCAACGTTTGGGTGTGACCTGTGGAGATTATTGTTTGAGCAAAAAAACGGTGACACGCAAGATTTAGCAAAACAATATGTTCTAGATGCGGTAAATAGATTTATGCCATACCTAGTACTCCAAGAAATTCAAGTCACAAACACAGAAACTTTTTTAAATGACAATTATATTATATTGTACGTCAGATATGGATTTACTAACAACCCATTGGCATCCGATTCGGTAGAACTAACACTTGGAACTAGTGTTTCTGGTCAATTAGTTACTTCTGGTAGAACTGTGAGTTCTAATATTTTTGACACACAAACCGACCCAAACGTTTTAAGTTCTTTGGGAAGAAGAACTACCTCAAACGGGCAAACTATTTAATTTTGAGATAGAAAATGGCTACAACCAACCACGTATTAAATAAACTATCAGTAGCACCCAAAGAGGTAAGTTACCTCAACAAGTCATTTACTGACTTTAAGGGTGATCTAATTACGTTTGTAAAAAATTATTATCCTACAACGTGGACAGATTTTAACGAAGCCAATCCAGGCATGATTATGTTGGAATTGGCAGCATATGTTGGTGATGTGTTATCGTTTTATGTGGATAATTCATTTAAAGAAAATTTATTAGCATACGCTGAAGAAGAAGGAAACGTAATTACAATAGCACAAGCTTTAGGATATAAACCAAAAACAATAGTACCGGCTACAGCAGAAGTTTTAATTTCTCAAGTAGTACCAGCATTAGGTGCATCGGAAGGTTATATTCCTGACGCAACATATTTTTTAAAAATAGATAGGAATTCAACAGTTTTCACGCAGGCACCAAATGTTGTGTCATTTAGAACAACAGAACTTGTGGATTTTGCAGATCCTACAGGCAGGTCTATAATTCCTAGACAATTAGATTCTACAACATTATTACCAGTAACGTATCTAGTAACTAAAAAAGTTAAAGTTATTGCGGGTGATGTTCGTCAAGAAACATTTACGTTTGGTGATCCAGAAAAATTTTCTGCAATTACCATAGGTGATGTTAATGTAACAGCTATTAGTGATGTAGTTGATGCAGACGGATATAAATTTTATGAAGTAGATTATTTAGCACAAGATACAATAATTGATGACAAAGAAGTAAGCTATGTTTCAAGTGTTAGTGAATCGGTAGCACCTACATACGCTATAAAATACAGAACAGTTCCACGTAGATTTGTCACACGACTAACACCAGATAAAAGAACACAGGTAATATTTGGTTCTGGTCGAGGAAACGCATCAGAAGATATCGTATATCTAGATTCACAACAGGTAGCAAATAGTGAATACGGTACACAATTAGCAAGTGTTTCACTTAGTAATACAGATTTGTTGAACACAGATAACTTTGGTATAGCACCAGCAAATACAACACTTACGGTTACATATTTTTCTGGTGGTGGAGTAGCAAGTAATGTTGCATCAGGAACAATAGTAAACGTTGGTGAATTAAATATTTTAAATAGAACAACAGAATTCAATCAAACCGAAACTGATTTATTTAATGACATAGTAAAAACGGTAACAGTATATAATGAAATGCCAGCAACAGGTGGTCAAGATGGTGAAACTGTTGAAGAAATTCGTCAACGAGCACTCGCAATATACAGTTCACAAAATCGTGTAGTTACCAGAAGAGATTACGAAGCACGTGTGTTATCTATGCCTTCAAAATACGGAGCAGTAGCAAAAGTACTAGCAGTCACAGATGCCTCACAGACAACTATACAATCGCAGCAAACATCAACACAACAAGAAATAAATACTCCAAAACCAAACGCAATTAATCTTTATGTGCTTGGATATAATCAAAATAAAAAGATTACAACCTTAAACAGTTTGGTAAAGTCAAATTTACAACAATATCTATCGCAATATAGAATGTTAACGGACCAAGTAAACATTCTTGACGCATTTATTGTTAACATTGGTGTAAATTTTGATATAACTGTATATAAAAACTATAATATACAAGATGTATTAGCAGTGTGTTTGGGTGCAATTAAAGAGTATTTCGATAGTACCAAATGGAACATCAATCAACCAATTAGACTAGGTGATTTAGCACTATTAATACAAGCACAAGATGGAGTGCAGAGTGTAAATTTTGTAGAAATAGTAAATAAGTATTTCTTTAAAGATGGTAGAGATTATCAACCATATCGTTATGACATCACAGACGCGACCGTTGATGGAATAGTATATCCATCACTTGACCCATGCATCTTTGAAGTTAGATACCCAGAAGATGATATCGTAGGAAGTGCAAGACAATGAGATTAATATTAACCGCATCCGCAGATACCACTATCTATAAAAGATATCCACTAAACAACGCTGGACTGGATGAAATTATAGAGGTAGGTAAAGTAGCAAAACCAGAAGATTTAGATATAGCATATAGCGCCAGTGCCGCACGTACATTGGTAAATTTTGCATTACCAACAAGTGGATCAATTCCAGATACGGCATCATTTTATCTTAACTTGAAGATTGCAAATGCAGAAAAAATGCCATATTCGCAACAACTAGAAATATACGAAATTTCTGGTTCGTGGATAGAAGGTAGTGGATACTTCGTTCAACAAAATGTAAATCCTCGTGATGGTGCAACGTGGAGTGGTAGTAATGCATCAGCGGGTGTGTCGTGGAGTATTTTGGGTGGTGATTATTACGCATCACCATCAACCAGTGTTATATTAAATGAATATCCAATGCAAGATTTACGTGTTGATGTATCGAACATAATGCAAGACGTGTTGGTTAATAATAGAGATTTTAAAGGATTTATAGTTAAATTTTCATCTGCATCAGAAGCAGATTACGTAAATGAAGGAAATATCAAATTCTTCTCAAAACAAACACACACCATCCACGCACCAGTTTTGGAAGCTGCGTGGGACACATCAACATTTTCAACTGGTTCGTTAAAAGTAATACCAAATACAACAGATATCGAAGTTGTTCCCAAGAATGCAAAAGAAACGTATATTCGTAATACAAAAGAAAAAATTCGTTTTGTAGTACGTGATAAGTATCCACGTAAAAATTTTGATTCAACATTACGATACACGAGTAGATATTATTTACCAACATCGTCATACTTTAGTGTAGTTGATAGACAAGCAGGTACAACAATATATCCAGCAGATAGTTTTGCAAAGTTGAGTTGTGATGCAACTGGGTCATATTTTGTATTGGATACATCACCACTTTACAAAAACAGATACTACGCTGTAAATTTAGAAATAAATAACGGAAGTGAGGATACCACCACCATTCCAGAAATATTTACTTTCTTGGTGAAGTAATGTCGTTCGATGATTTGATTAAAACGTTTAAGGTGCAACCAGACTTGAATAGAGAGTTCTGGACATCTAATAACAAGCTTAATCCAACTATTCGTGCAGCGTTGATGAAGATTGCAAAGGAGTTCTACGATAGTATTGACCTCGAAAATAAACCAAAGGTCAAAGACATTGTATTTACTGGTAGTTTAGCAAACTATAACTACTCACAATACTCCGATGTTGACCTTCATTTGTTATTTGATTTTGGTAAAGACAAGGAAATATTATCACAATTTTTCTTGTTAGCAAAGTCAAAATGGAATGATAAGCACGACATCACAATCAAGGGATATGATGTCGAAGTTTATGCAGAAGATGCAAGCTCACCTCACGTTGCAACGGGTTTGTATAGTGTATTGAAAAACAAATGGATTAAGGAACCAAAAAAAGAAACACCAGTATACGATGAACAAGACGTAATGACTAAGGTAAAACACATAGTTGGTATATTTGACCAACTAGTGAATCAATATAAGTCTGGTCAACTTACTGGATTAGATAAAAAAATTGAAAAATTTAGAGACAAGTTGGGTAAGTTTAGACAATCTGGATTAGATACAGGTGGAGAATTCTCGACAGAAAATCTCACATTTAAGTTATTACGTCGAGCAGGATATATGGAAAAGTTAGCAAATCTACAAAATATGACAACGGACAGACAACTTTCGGTCAAGGAAGTAAACTGATATGGCACAACTGATAGCAATAAACAAAACAACAGTAGAAGCAACAGATTTTACTACAGGGTCATCAGACTTAGTATTACGTATACCACTAACGTCCGGCGAAGTTGTACAGTTTACCGCTGAAACACAATTTTTTACTCCAAGACAAATCGCAACAAGTAAATCAGATGTATTGGGATTGCCAAGTCAAAGTGTTGTAGAATACACAGCAAATAGTATTCCAGTAGTAAAATTACCATTGGGTGACGCCGAAATACCTGCTACACAATATTATCCTATTTCCGTTGTAAGTGATGTATATATTGACGCACCAATTGATAACTTTTTTAGAGAGTTAGTGGATGATTTAGAACTACCAGAAGATCCTACACTTACTCAACTTCGTGACCAACGAGCAGCAGCAATGCAAGCAGCAATGGCACTAGAAGATTTATCCGCCGCAGCACAAGTAGCAGACCCAGAATTGTTTGCCGAAGCTGATGATGCAATTACAGAAGGATTAGCAGAAGCAGTTCCAGCTGAACAACCAGACCCAACAGCAATCTTAACTCCGGAAGAAGCAGATGAATTAGCTGCTCTCGACCTAGTGGGTATTACGGACGCATCGGGTGTCACCGATGGTGCAGACGATATTATCGACCCAACCCCAGAAGTATTATACGACGATTTAATCCAGAAACTTCCAAGAGTTCCTGGAAACGATAAAATTGAAGGTATTGATACAATCAACAAAGCAATTGATTTACTTAATGAAGGTATTCAAGCAGTTGAAGAATCGACAAAAACTGGTGTTGACGAAGATGGTAAATGTAAGTTTATTACCGTTGCAAAGGGTAAAAAAGGATTCCGTGGTATTGGTAAAAAGAAAGAACGTAAGGTGTCTCGTGCAGATACAGAAGCTAAGTTAAAGTTGGTCAAAGAAGATATCGCTGCACAAGAAGCAAGCACTACAATATTAAAAAATCCACAAAGTGGTGTCAAACCACTTGTAAAAATTAGTAGATTGGCAGCATTTGGATCGGCAGTTGCAGGGTTTGCAAAAGGTGCAGGATTTCTTGGAGCGGTAGTTGGTGCGGTTGCAACAGTAGCTACAGGAGGATTGGCTGGTGGATTAATCGCAGCAGCAGGAACCACAGCAGCAGGTATTGTTGGGGGTGTAGCAACTAGTGCTGCAGGTGCTTTGGTCATTCCTCGTGGATACACATTGATGAGAAAAAATGATTATCTAAAAGTACTTAGAAAAACATCAGAACAATTAGAAAAAATATTGAATAAGGATTGTGACTAATGCCCAATCAAAATAATTTCGTTCAGGTTATTCCTAATAACCCACGATCATTTCCAGTATCACGTATTGCTGAATCGGATGCCGACCAAGATATTTTGGAGGGTAGACTTCCTGGACAATTTGGGTTTGATGCAGACGATACAATTGAAATGCATTTCTATGATACAGCAAATAGTCTAGTAGGGTCGGTAGTCATACCAGTAAGTACAGGAATAATATCGGCAAAAACTATTGCACTACCAGACGGAACTACTGATGAAAAAGTTATTATAGATATGACCAGAGTTCAACAAGAACTTGGTTTACTAGTACCTCCGGGAAACTATAATGTATCTATAAACTTTTTTTCAGATGAAATTGGATCATACACCGACCCAAAAATGATTGTTGAAGAAGTATCACCATCAAGAACAGAATTACGATTGGGATTTACTAACAATACGGTTACAACCACAGAACAAAGTGAATTATTTGAATTTGTCCAACAATCAGTTCCTCGGGTAATTGCAGCAGGATTAGTTGCAGATACACTTGGGGTTAATCAACAAGGTACTGGTGTAGAAATAAATCCAGAAATAGAAACATTAATTGATACATCAAGAACTGCAATTCAGGGATTTATAGATACTGTTGTAGAACAACTTATCGCAGAAAATCCAGACATTATAGGACAACTAGCAGATTTACAACCAGATGCTCCAGAAAACTTAAATTTTACTATAGAATTTTTAGTTGGTTCTATTTATGATGAGATGGTTGCCTTGTTGTCAACAACAAAGAATTCTAAGCAATTTGATAGATTACAAGAAGATGAGATGACAGTATTATTAACGCAGGCAATAGATAATGTCCTTAAAAATACTAATTTAAATTTATATACGCAAGACACAGTACGATACGAAACTAATTTGGTTGCAGACACATTTGCAACATCATTGGCATTGGGGTAATATATGGCTAACGCGGCAGATTATTTAATACTAGATACAACACAGTTGATAAATACTTACAAGTTGAGAACTCGTAGTATACAATCTCGTACATTTGTAGCTAGAAATTCGGCACCAAATTATATTCTATCGGCGGTTATAACATCAAATTTGGACGGGGTAGTAGTAACCCCAGGTGCATTTAAGCTGCAACCAGATGAAAGTATTACCGTATCAGTAGAATACGATACAAATCAATTAGAAGTGTACCCAGCGGGAACACTTGAAGGTTCACTTGACATCGCTGTTTCTGCAAATCCTGTGGTAATACCACAAATACCAGTAGCACCTCCAGCTCCAGAACTACCAGAGGCTCCAAGACAAATTATTTCTCGTATACAAATTTTACCAACAAACTTTACTTTGTCCGAAGTTGGCGAAACAACACAGTTTAGTGCAGTGTTGTATGTTGACGATGTACCGGAACCCGCTACATTCCGGTGGAGTTTAGAAAATAATAGAGCGGGTGCATTTATAATAAACGAAAATACTGGTATTGTCAAAGCGTTAACTCCTGGAGTTACAAAAGCAAACGTAAAAGCTGTATTGTTAACCCCAACCAAATATTTGGGTACCGAAGGATTATCAATTGTTGCATCAAATATCGCAGTTGTAGTTCCTGTTGGAGGAGCACCAGTACCAACAACAGGTAACTTAACAGTTATTGTTAATGGTATGACGAGAAATATAGGAGCAAGTGTAACAATATCTGGTATAAACCAATCAATAACTCAAACAACGACATTTAACAACATTCCAGCAGGTAATTACACAATTACACCAAATGTTGTAACGGCTGGAGGAGTAAATTATAATCCAGTTGGTGGTGGTGAAATTTACGTAGCACCAGGACAAAATGCAGAGGTTACAATTCAGTACACCAAACAACTACCACCTGATGTAAACTCAATTCAAATAGTAACGGTGTCTGACTCCGCAGGTAATGTATTACAACCAGGACAAAGAGTTAAGACTGGTGAAAGAATAGTTGTTGTAGCAAATACATACAGAAACGGTATTGTAGCAAATATTGGTGATGTACAGTTTACTGCAAACAACACACAAGAAGGTGTACAAACAGTACAATCTAGATCAGACGGTACATATAAAGTACTATTTACTGTTACGCAACCAGGTGAAATAAACATAACAGCGTTTAATCAATCAGCGGGTTCTGTAACTGGTCAATTATCCGCAACACGTGCAACAGAATATAGTATTAGATTGGTAGCACCATCAACCTTAATTCTAGGACAATCTTCACCGTTAACTGCGGTAGTACTACAAGATGGAGTAGAAACAAATATTCCTGTAGAAATTGAAATAGCAAGTGGTACAGGAACAATATCTAGTAAACGACCGGCAGAACTAAGGACGCAACCACCAGTAACACCACCACAAGAACAACCAACTTTCGTAGCAGCGACCGAAGCAGCACAAACTGGAACGGCAACTGGTGGTACAATAGTAGACACTAGTGCAGCAGGAACATCTGGTGGAGTATCTACGGGTGGTGAATTTGACCAAATAGCATTTATAAATCAGGGACAAAACGCAATTTAATATAGAAGGATTTTATTTATGACAACTACAAGATACGTAACTGGTGATGGAATAGGTGCATTAACTCTCGTTGCTAGAGCAGTCGATCCTAACGGAAATTCAATCGTACAACAAACAACAATTACAGTAAATCCGTCACCTTCTGTACCAAAATGCTATAGTGCAGTTTTAACACTTAGTACAGTACAAAGTAGTATTGAAACAGCATGTGCTCAATTTGGAGCACTTGGTACATACTATTTGGGTTCACCAACTGCTACGGTATATAGCACCGATAGCTGTTCAGAAGTAGCGGTAGATGGATTTTACAAAACAGAAGATGGTAATTGGATTAATATTAATGCCGGTACAATAAGTCAACGTGGATCGTGTGTAACATTAACAGCACCAAGAGCAGTAGAAAGACGCCCACAAGAATTTAATATCGGTGGTGTAACAAATACAGTATTTTTAACTCCACCAATAGCAGCTAGAATACCTGGAACACCAGATAGAGGTGAAGATTTTGTAAGAAAACCATCGTTTACAAATCCGGCACCAAGCACAATTCCTGTAAAAGAACAATTTGTTAATGTACGTCAATCCGAAACAGTACCCCAACGCCTACCAGAACAATTGGTAGCTCGTATAAAAGAATTAGCTCCTACGAATGTTGATGAATTAATTTCACGTGCAAGGTCTTTGGGATTGAGTGTATCTCAAGATACTGCTACAACTATTACTAGTGTTAGAGGTGGGCCGAAAAAACAAGCATTGTTTGTACGATTACGTCAACAGGTACAGGCAGCTATTGATAAAGCAGAAAGACAATCGGTTAACGGTGGAGTAGTTGTATCAGAAACAAATCAAACAATATCCGACACCAACACAGAATTATAATAAAATATGGCACTTGCATCTGGTATTAAATCATTAAAAACTGTAGTAGCAGTTTACGAAGCAGATATAGATCAATCACAGAAGTCAGTATCACTTCAAACTAATTTACAACAGTACGAACCTGTTGTAGTTGATTTGCGATCTGCTTTGGTAAAGGCACTTACCAGTCAAGTTAATTCTAAAATACGTGCGTATAATGACAAAGAACGTTTTCTAAAAACATTATTGAATTTTGGTGATGATACGCAACGTATTATTACTAATTGGAAGTTGGACCCAAACGATTCCACAAAACTTTTAGTCAAACTATTAACACCACTTGATTTTAATTTGGATGTTGGTAATAGAGTATTTTTAAGTCGTGAAGTAGTAAATACAGTTGTAGATACAATCAAACTAGACGCACCACCACAACCAGATACTACATCGGTAGTATTACGAACTAAAAATACAGATTTAACAAACATTGGTAGCTCTGATATTGAATTACTAAACGTTCAAAATCGTAGAGTTGCAAATCAGACGTTATCAAGCATTGGAATAGACATAACAGGATCAGAAGATCAATATGGTGGATTTACATTCCAAGACAATTTACTACGTAAATGGTATACCGACGATTATCGTTCCGCAGAACTTAATATAGATTATACAGACTACGCAAATTTCGTCACATATAGTTCTGCAAAATTACGATTGGATGCATTTAAACAAAAAATTACAAAAATACGTGAACTGGAAACAAAATCTAGATTCTACGCCACAGGAACTACAGGATCAATATTTGGATTTTCTGAAACCGTTATTGATACACCAACTATTTTTTATGAAGATACAACATTAGCAAGTCCAGTATTAATTGATGAATCAGGTTCGGCAACAGTATCTTCTGGGTCTACTTTAACAATATACGCAGTGGATGCACTACCTTCTGCTGCGGTATATCTTGTAGAGGGTGCTAAAGTTGCTGCACTTGAAATAGAAAATATTATCCGTAGTTTTGATGGATATGAACGATACCTATTCAACCAATCAGGTAGTGCATATAGTGCAAGTGTGTACTGGCAATTAAGCGGAACAGAGTATAATGTCGATGGCACTTGGCCAAAGAAAAATTCAAATGGAGACTTGTACCCACCATCTAGCGTACAAGTAGCTGATTGGTACGAAATACAATCTAATATTGCAAGAAGATATGATGAAAATAATGTAAACTTATTATCAAATGCAATACCGCAATATCTAGTAGACGATGTAAACTCACAAGAATTTATTAAGTTTACACAAATGATTGGGCACTTATTTGATAACATTAAATCATATATTGATCAATTACCAAATATTTACGACAGAAAAGTAAATGCTACGGAAGGATTATCGCAAGATTTAGTATGGGAAGTTGCAAAGTCGTTCGGGTTATCATTGACCAATCCTGATTCAGCAGCATCGTTATATAGTTTTACCACAGATACATCATTAACAAAGAAACGTGAACAAGTTACAGAACTTTGGAAGCGTTTCTTACATAATGCTCCATATCTCAATAAAACACGTGGTACTGTAAATTCACTTAAAGCGTTACTTAGTATTTTTGGATTAAATGAACAAGTTGTTGGCATTCGTGAAACAGATACAACGAGTACTGGTAGCTATGAGATATTTGACGAAGTAACTAACGCATTAAATTTTAATACCAGTTCATATCTAGTATTACCTATGAGTGGTGCTTCTCAACGTGAAACATACACGTTGCAATTTAGATTTAATAATCCTACACAAGTAAACACCACGTTGGGTGTTGGAGATACAGGAACACCTTCAGGTTCGTGGACAGTAGAATTACAAACATATCCATCAGCATCGTCACCATATGGACGAGTAGTTGTTAAAGACACAATAGGTGAAGTGTTACTCAGTAGTAGTTATGCAGATATGTTTGATAGTGAAGATTACTATGATGTAATGCTTCGTTATAATGTAAATTCTGTAGATTTATTAGTAGCACACTCTGATGGTGAAGAAATTTTATACTCATCAAGTATGAGTACCACTGGTTCATACTTACGTGACGCATGGAAAGCTACCCAAAATTTCTTCCTTGGTGGATCTGGTTCATTAAGTTTAAACAACTTTAACGGATTTGTTGACGAAGTTCGTGTGTGGGGAGAACGCATCACAAATCAACGATTCTATGAACAAGTATTAGACCCAGGAAGTTTTGTCGGTAATACTTATACGTCACCTGTTGAAAACTTATGGGTAAGATTATCGTTCCACACACCAAAAAATCTTTCTTCGGGAAGTATCGCAAACGAATCACCGTACAGAAATAAAGACGGTGCTTCCGACCCACTATTACCATTGTTACCAAACTTAACAAATGTTGTGGCGGTTGGGTTTGTAAGTCAGACATCATATCCGTATAGTATGGCTCGTGTAAGTAGAAAAGTTAAACAATATACAACAAACGCTGGGGCATACTCATACGGTAGTAATAATATATTGATAGCTCCACCACCTGTATTTACAGAAGTATCTACCGACGGTGGACTGGTTCTTCACAGAACAAAAAGTATCGTTGATAACGAAACTCGTAGACAACAACAGCAAACAAAAAAATATCTTGGATTTTTTGTATCACCGACAGATGCAGTCAACAATCTATTAATTCGTTCACTAGGTAATATTGATGTACGTGGACTTGTAGGTATTAATCCACGATACAAATCAAAATACGAAGGTATTGAAGCAATACAAAATTATTACAAACAATACTATAATGCAACAGTAAATATTGCACAATTTGTTCGCTTTTTTGACCAACTTGCACCAACACTTTTTGAACAAGCAAATCAATTAATACCAGCAAGAACAGTACTAGGTTCCGGTGTTGTCATTGAACCAAATATTCTTGAACATAAAAAAGTTACATTTGAAAAACCAGTAAAATTAAGTGGTGCAAATACAAGAAGAAATAGCACGTTTGCAAACACAGAAAAAACTTATGTACGTGATTTTGATATAACCGTATCAACAGAAACTACAATTAATATTAGAGCACGTGAAAGTCAAAGTGCATTCTTTACGGATTATAATACAGCTCTTAATATGAACGATGAAATGGTATTACGTGGGGATTCAAACAACACGTTTACCACAGAATTAACAAGTTCATTAATTGTTCCGTCTGGTGATTATCATAACACGTATAATGCACAACCATTGTTTATGACCTCATCAATGCCACAAGGAGAAATACTTACTGGATTATTAGATGGTGTTACGATTGAAAACGCTGGTGGAGTAATGTTAGGTGACTACAGCTATTATGAAGGGCCAGCATTCCATCCATATACATCACGTTCTATTGAATCACAATACGATGTATTTGATTCTGATATTGACAAATTAAGTTATATTAATTACTTGCAAACTTACGCAGGTATGACACCAACTGAAGCAAGACAAGCTGCGGTAAAGTACAAACCAGGAAACATTATTGATATCAATGATATTATTGGTACTAATGATAATCTTACTTATGCAAGTTTAATTAATGTCATTCCACCAACTGCGGATTTTGATGATTTGGGAGTTACTAGTTATTTTATTAGAGATAGTGGTATTTACTCATTTGAAACTGTGTATAAAGAAATTATAGGACAAAACCAACTAAATTTCTTAACTGGTGCGGCAGCAACGTGGTCGTTTGGAACACAGTATGGTAGAAACGATGTAGTAGTTCAACTCGGAGCTACAGGATCAGCTAAAACGTCAAATGGTAAACTATTTAGATATATTGCCCAAGACGCACCATCGGTATCATATAATTTCCCATCACAAGACAAAAATAGATGGGCACCTGTATTTTACCGTGGGAAAGCAGTTAATACACCATATCGTCTTATTTTTGATATTAATAAGGCACAAGGTGATGAATCGGTATTTACACTACCAATAACACGAGTATTGGTAAGTAGACCAATTGTTACACCTGGTAGATATTCTAAAAAGTTAAGTTTCGGTTCATTCTCTGCAAACACTAGAGAAACAGGTCTTATTCGTTTACAGGCGATTGCGTCATTATTTTCTGTAAATGTTGGTGTTGGTGATTCACCAGCACCAAATATACGAGTTAGATTGTATGATAGATCTGACAAACGTGATGCAGATTTAAACAGAGTATTTGGTATAGAACCAACTGGTGACCACGGTGTTCTATTCGATATGAAGTTTGAGTCTGGGTCGGTTAGTAAAAATGTTGGATTGTACCCACCCGTAACTCTAGTAAACAATGATACTGGTCTGGCATCAAGCCCTATTATTTATTATACAGTTGACGAGTTGGGTGGTAATACCTACGGTAATGGATTTATCGTAACATTTAATTACTTCGCTATTGAAGCACCTATCGAACTTCCAATTGGATATCTACCAAGACATTATAAGTTTTATAGAGACACACTTTTAGCCACAAAACGTAGAAATTATGTGGGATGTCTACAAACACAAGACACAACAACAGATGGACGTTCACCAGTTGAGGTCACATTCACCGCAGGTACCACGATTACGGTATCTCCAAACATCCTCCAAGAAGAAGATAATTTGGGTGGAATTAACCTAAATGTGAACTAAAACCAAACTATAACATATTTATATTAGACAATTTACGTCAGGAGAGGTACAAATTATGGGATATCTAAACAAATCAACAATCACAGTTGATGCGGTGTTAACGAAAAAGGGTAGAGAACTTCTATCCAAGGGAAGAAGTGAATTCGAAATCACTCAGTTTGCAGTGGCTGATGACGAAGTAGATTACACATTATATACTACTTCTCACCCACTTGGTTCTGCATACTATGGTTCAATCATTGAAAGTATGCCAGTTCTTGAAGCTTCTCCTGATGAAACACAAGCAATGCGTTATAAGCTTGTTTCATTAGACAGAGGTACCAAGGAAATTCCAGTTATTTCATTGGGTGTTTCTGCATACTCACTTAATTACAACGACTCGGTTGTAGTAAGTCCAACCACAACCGCAGAACTTGCAACCGCTGGTTACACAGCAATTCTTTATGATGGAAACGTAGCAACGTTGACCACCAACCAACCATTGGCAGCTGGAACAACAGTTCCATTCTTCCAAGTCAACCAAGCAACATCTGCTAACGCAGTTGTTGTCCAAGGATTTAGTTTCAACTTAACATCCAAGGAATTAACAGTTGACCGCACAACACAATTAACAATTGTAAACAATCTTACTGGTGCAACCAAGACGGTCACCGTTTCTGTGGCTGCTAAGCCAACAGTATAATAGGGGTTTAACATATGGCAATTAGAACTTTCGTCCCATTTAACATTGATGAAGATGTAGTACCAGCGAACCAAACCACGGTAACAACTGGTTTGTGGTCTGGTGACACAGGTAGTTTGACTACACTCTTCACATCAACCACACAGATTTCTGCTAGTGGTGAATATTATTTTGATGCATATGATAAGAACCCAGCAACCGATACCACAGCAGAAGTTCAATTTGCTGTAGCATACGGTCATATTTCTGGTGGTGGTTCTCCAACATTAGCACAAGATGACTTGGCAGTATTAGCAACTAAAGCAACATATCTACAATATAAGAACATTTTGTTAGACCCATCGGATGACTTATTTACATTTGGTAACACAAACGCAGACCACATTTATGTTATTAATGTTCAACGCGCAAGACTACGTGAACAACTTGACCCAGGCAATTGGCTCTTGACATTATCTGGATCGTTAGGTAAATATACATTTATTGACGATAGTGGTCAAACATTAAGTGCAAAGTCAAAAACCAGTAAGTCTGGTCGTGTATTTAACGTAGCATCGGGATCATTAACAGGTCCAAGTGGTAGTACAGTACTAACCAGTCAATCAGCAGCAGGTAAGGGATTTGGTCTTGTATATCCAGATTTGGGTATCATCGTATTAAATCCAGATGCAATCATTCCAACCGTTGGTTTTGAATCCGCATCAGCTGGATTTGGTTGTGGTAACGCTGGTGCACAAGATTTCACATATGATACTACTAACACTGTAGTTCCATTTGCACCATTTACAGGTTCATTAACAACTAACAGTGGTGCTGGTCGTGAACAACGTGCACACGATGGATTACTTCGTTCAATCAAGTTGGGTGCAGATTTCCAAGCACGTTCAGCAGAAACAATTTCGTCAACACATTATTTCGTTCGTTTAAGAAATAAAGACTTTAACTATACAAATAATCCAACATTCTACAACAATACAAATGGTCAAATCTTGAACGATGACTTCGTACAAGACCCACGAGTATACGCAACAAGTATTGGATTATATAATGGTAAGAATGAATTATTAGCAGTTGCAAAACTCAGTCGTCCATTAGAAAAGTCATTTGACAAGGAAGCATTAATCCGCGTTCGTCTTGACTTCTAATGAACAAAGGGAGGTTCTATGAGAGCAGTAAAACCTCTCGACACGGATGGATATACTAAAAATGATTATGTAGCGTATGTGTCCCAGAGTTATACAATTACCTCTGGGTCATTTACGAATACAGAATATGTAACAATTGATTTTGCTGACCAACCTTCCGATGATTGGAAGTATCAACAAACCAGTGATTTTGATTTAGGTTATCTCAATTCTAGTAGCGGTATATATTCTTATCCGTTGTACAGTTTATTAAATCGTGCATTTTATTCTTCACAATCAATTGTGGAATATGGTACATCGTCTATAGCTGTAAATAAATTTACACCAAGTCAATCGCTGTATGTCTTTAATATAGCAAACCAATCGGTGGGGGACGGAATAAAACCAGGTAGTTTTAGTATTAGAGTATCTGGGTCGTCTCCAATTCTTGATGATGGTTATGGTCGATTATATGTAAATAATACTGGTAGTGTGGTGGGTAATGTTTTTTACAAGCATGGTATCGCAACTGTAAAAAATAATAAAACATCACCTTCACAATCTATTTCTACAAATGGATTAAAGTTAGCACCATTCTTACCAGTAGACGTAAACTACACATCGTCATATACAATTACAGAACACACTGTAGTGTGTAAAATTCGACCAACAGAATTTAACGCATCTGTATTTAATCACACAATAGGTTACTATAAAGTAGTTACTGGTTCGTATGTATCGGCTTCACAAACTGTTATATACACAAATTATGAACCGAATGTATCTTCGTCGGCAGTTGCACAAAATTATGTAGAAGTTAACGGAACGGGAAGTTTAGTAGTAGGACAAGCACTATCAGAACTATTTGATTCCGGAAGTTTAACACCATATGTTACAACGATTGGATTATACGACAAAAATTACAATTTGGTTGCTATGGCAAAGTTAGCAAATCCAGTACCAAGAACGAAAAACGTAGACCAAACTTTTATTGTAAAGTTTGATACCTAATGTGGAGAACATAGTATGTCAAAGTTAGTAGAACTATTAGAAAATAGACAAAAGTACGATAGATTAAATAAATTAAGTGCACACTCACCAAATACAGCAAATCCAAAAGAGTTCAGTGCTCGTAATCAATCTGATTTAACGCAAGGTAGAGAAGAAATTATTCAATCTAACTCGGTTGATTTTTTTGGTAATACTTATCAAACTGGGTTTGATGCATTTAGACCAACCTTGAGTGTAACAGGATTTAGAAAATCAGACGGTGCACAAAATTCAAAATTTACAGGAAACCCAGCTGGGGCAGCTACAACTGAAGATAATGCATTTGATTCGTACAATAGATTTGCAAACGATTCGGTTCGTAAAAATTACGACTCAAAATTAGTTCACAGATATCTAGCAACAAATAACGAACAACAATATAAGACACAACAAGCAGCAGCACCAGGATTAATATTAACATATAACGTCTAATATAGACGAGGTTACGATGAAACCCAGAAGTGCAAAGAACAAGGGTAAACGGTTACAAAATGCAATACGAGATTTAATATTAGAACACTTTCCACAGCTCGAACCTGACGATGTAGTATCTACATTGATGGGTGATTCGGGGACAGACATCAAGCTGTCCCCAGCTGCTCGGAAAGTGTTTCCGTATTCTCCTGAATGTAAAAACCAAGAAAAGGTGAATATTTGGGCCGCCCTTGAACAAGCAGAAGATAATACCAAAGAAAATACCTATCCAGTCGTATTCTTTAAACGAAACAATACGAAAACATATGCGATTATACCCGCAGACCATTTCTTTGAGTTGACTAAACCAAAAAATACAAATTAATAAATCAACACTTGATTTTTTGATAAAGAGATGTTAGTTTTCATCGTATGAACCTAATATCTCTGTTATCGCAAATACTCGGTGATTACAAGCAAATGGGCAAGGGGGAGCACTACTTCTCCTGTCCATTCTGCCATCATCACAATAAGAAGTTTGCGGTGAATGTTGTTAAGAACAAATGGAAGTGTTGGGTCTGTGGAGCACGTGGTCGGCATTTGATTGGATTGTTCAAGAAGTTGGATGTCTCACCAGCACAAATCAAAGAGTTAAAGAAGTGTCTCAACGAAGATGATGTTAAGAGTTATGTAGATACTGACCCAGATGAAGTCGTAGAGCTTCACCTTCCGTATGAGTTCAAACCTCTTTGGAAACCAATCAATACTTTTGAATACAAGCACGCAATCAATTATTTAAAAAAGCGTGGTATTACGGGGTATGACATCATCAGGTATCGTATGGGATATTGTGAAACAGGCACCTATGGTGGTCGTATCATTGTCCCGTCCTATGATGTATATGGGAAACTCAACTACTTTATTGCCCGCGCATATCACGACTCGGGTATGAAATATAAGAACCCACCAGTCTCGAAGAATGTGGTAGTATTCGAGGAACAAATCAACTGGAACGAACCTGTTGTGTTGGTGGAAGGAGTGTTTGATGCACTGGCGGTTCGTCGTAATGCAATCCCGATGTTGGGGAAGTTTATACCGAAGAAGTTGGAAGTCAAACTACTTGAAAATCGTGTCAAGAGAGTATATATTCTTCTTGATGATGATGCAAAGACGGAAGCAATACAGCTGGAACGCAAGTTGTCGGCATACGGAATACAAGTATCACAGGTGTCGGTGAGTGGTGGTGACGCCGCTGACCTTGGGTTCCAAAAGACCTGGGAGTTTATCAATGACTCGAAGGCAACTACCTTTAAGGACTTTATACAAAATAGGTTATCAAACGCATGAATATAAGTGTCCCATTTAATAAACTAAAGAAAATAGTCCACCTCGCAGATATTCATATTCGATTATTTAAGCGACACGACGAATACAACGAATGTTTCCAGACCCTCTATAACCAGTTGCGTCAAGAAGATTTGACCGACTCGGTTATTGTTGTTGCTGGTGACATCGTGCATGCTAAGACGGATATGAGTCCTGAGATGGTGGTGATGGCTACGCAGTTCTTAAAGACGTTAGCTGACATGGCACCGACCATTATTATCGCAGGTAATCACGACCTCAACTTATCCAATATGAACCGATTGGATAGTTTGACCCCTATCGTCGATAGTATCAATCACAAAGACCTGCATTACTTTAAGCACTCTGATGTTTACACGATTGCAGACACCGACTTTGCCGTATACTCCATTCTTGATGACAAGGAGAAGTGGCCGTCCCACAAGGATTGTCATTCTCGTCGTAAGGTGGCTCTCTATCACGGACCTGTTCACGGCGCAACTACGGATGCACGATATACCATTACGAACCGACATGTCGAAGTCTCGGCATTCAACGGGTTCGATATGGTCTTACTTGGAGACATTCATAGACATCAAGTATTGCAAGAACGAGACACAGAAAGCAAGAAACCTATCGTCGTATACGCATCGTCACTTATCCAACAGAACCACGGGGAAAGTGTCGATAATCACGGATGGTGCATGTGGGATGTGAATAGTTGTTCGTTCGAGTTCCGTCCACTTCCAAACAACTATGGCTACTACACAATAGAGGTGAAGGGTGGAAAGGTACCTGTATTGAATGATGTCCCGAAGAATGTTCGTATGCGCATATTCACGGGGAACCTTGATACTTCTGCGGTCAAGAAGTTGACGGCGGTATTACGAAAGCAATACAACATTATTGAGTTAAGTATCAACAAGTCCAGATACGACAATACCAATCAAGAAAAGATGAAGAGTGGGATTGAGATTGTAGATGTCCAGAACATCAACAACCAGAACCAACTTATCCAAGATTGGTTAGAACGACAATATGACGATACGATTGACAAGCCGTTAATGGACAAAATCTTGGATGTCAACAAGAACCTTAATGCTCAAATCAATCACGATGACCATTCCCGTAATGTGAACTGGCGCCCTCTTCAACTGAAGTTCTCGAATATGTTCTCGTATGGTGAGGACAATATCATCAACTTTGGCAAGATGAAGGGTATATATGGTATCTTTGCCAATAACGCATCGGGTAAGAGTTCCGCAATGGATGCCCTCATCTTTACCCTTTACGATAAGACTCCACGTGCGTTCCGTGGTGACCATATAATGAATAATCGTAAGGATACCTTTACCTGCCAGTTAAAGTTTGAAATCAACAATGAAATCTTCTATATCCGTAGAACAGGTACCCGTAAAAAGACGGGTGATGTCAAGGTTGATGTCTCATTCTGGCGGGAAAACGAGGATGGAACCCACGAGTCGTTAAATGGTGAGGACCGCCGTGATACCAATGCCAATATCCGTAACTATGTCGGCACCTATGAAGATTTCGTCCTAACGGCACTCAGTAGTCAGAATAGTAATGCGTTATTCATTGACAAGTCCCACTCTGAACGTAAAGACCTACTTATCCAGTTTATGGGATTAAGTATCTTTGACAAGTTATGTGACACCGCCAACGACGAGATGAAGGAAATCTCTGGGGCACTCCGTAAGTTTAAGAAGGTCGATTTCTCTCAGACATTATCCGATACCCAGAGTAAGTTGGATGCCACCCGTGAGGAACACGAACGGGTAGAAGGGTTGTTCTCTAACATTAAACAGGAACAGGAAACCCTCTACGAGAAGTTAAAGGGATTACAGGAACAAAAACGACCTGTTCCGAATATTGAGTTGGATATTGATACCCTCTTATCTACGAAGGATAAGGTGGTTGACCTTGCGGCATCCTACGAAGAAGATAAGGGTGAAGCAGAAGGACGATTACAATATATTCACGATACAATCGCAGAGAAAACAAAGGAAGTAGTAGATGCAAATATTCCAGAACTTCGGAACTCTGTTGAAGAATATAATAGATTATCTGACCTCTTTAATAAGGGTAGTAATGCCTTGAAGTTAACCACCTCGAAGATTGGGGAAAAGGTAAAGTTCCAAATCAAACTTGATAGTTACAAATACAATCCAGATTGTGATGTTTGTGTTGACAACAATAAAACAATCATTTCTGATAAACAACAAGTAGCACAAGAGTTGTTGGAGTTGGAAGAGGTGCGAATCAAGCAAACAGCTGCTATCGAAGAAATCAAACAGCAGATGGAACCACTGGTCGAAAAGGTTAATCTCTGTGCATACTACGAGAAGATACAGAGTGAAGTCCAACAACTCCAGAAAAAGGCAAGTGGGATTGAACTTGACATCCAAAAGATATTGACCAACATCGAAAAGTGTGACCGCAAGCGTGAGCAAGTGGAAAAGGACATTGAACTCCATCGGTCAAACAAAGAAAATATAGAATATAATATTGAGATAGATGAACGTATTGACCATATCCAATACGACATCACTACATCTAAAAAGAAGGCCGACCACATGGAAAAGGTTGTCCGTGACTTGCATGGTGAGATTAAAGTATTAGAAGCCACCAAGACAGACATTATGAACCAGATTAAGGAAGCTGAGGAGTTAGAAGCAACCTACGAGGCGTACAAGTATTATATGGAAGCGGTGGGTCGTGATGGTATTCCATATGACTTGATGAGTAAGGCAATCCCGAACATCGAAGCTGAAATAAATAATATTTTAAGTCAGATTGTGGACTTCACTATCTCACTCGAAGTGGATGGAAAGAACATCGTCGGTAAGTTAAACTACGATTATGACCGCGTATGGCCGCTGGAAAACTCATCTGGGATGGAACGCTTCATTAGTAGTCTGGCAATCCGTGTAGCCTTGATGAACGCTTCGAACCTTCCAAAGTCCAACTTCTTGATTATTGATGAAGGATTGGGGACATTAGACGCCGAGAATATGACTTCGATGCATACCCTATTCGGTATCTTAAAGGCTCAATTTGATTTCCTTATCGTCATCAGTCATTTGGATGTGGTCAGAGATATGGTAGACAACTTAATTGAGATAAAAAGAGAGGACGGATTCTCCTATATTCAGTCGTGATAACTATTTATATTGAGTAGTTATTACGGTGAGAAACTATGGCACGAACTAGAAAAGCATTAGGAAAGCAATTTTTAAACCAGGTACCTGTCTTGATTGAAGATTCAAGTCAGGAATCTGTGTATTTTAATATAAAAAAATTAGATAGTTATTTCACTGGTGGTAAGAACGCTTTTCTTGTTACTGGAACAGGATTACTGGAACCAAACACCACCATTCAAATTGAAATATTAGACGTTGATGGAAACAGTATTTATGTAGAAGCTATACGTAATTTTTCTGAAGCAGGGTCACGTGTGGTGGTAGTTGAAATATACGAAAACACACCACGAGGACCAGCTATTCTCACGATATTAGGAACTGCTAGACGTTTAGCAAACGGACAATCTATACCTGATATTTGGCAAGGTCGTGTTAATTTACGTTGGCAAAAGAAACTCATTGTAGAACCAAAAGCAAGAAACAACACACCAATACGAATTAAAAGACAACCTGAAATTATTACAAGTGAATTACTATTGACAGGTTCATTACTCAGTCAATCTCGTATCAATAATCCTATAGGTCAAATTACATTAACACCAAAAAATGTATTAAATAAACAACGTGGTTATATAGTAACTCTTAATAGTGGTAGTGCGTTCAAAGGATTTCATTTAACACCAAAAATAACAGGAAGTTTTAGTTTACAAGAACGTAAATATACGGGGACAATACCAGCAACAACTGAATCAATACAGATACTTTCAAACCACACAGCATCCGTAGATTTACCACTTTCTCATTTAAATGCATCACGGTCATTTACCGATGTAAATATTACTAGCTCGACAGATAATAATATACTTAATTTTACACCAGTAAGAAATGGACAATACGAAATAGGTGAAACATTATATACAGCGTCATCTACCACGTATATTAGAACTGCAAAATCAATCACATCCTCACTTAACTACAGTTTTATAAGTGAAAGTTCTACATTGATAACCAGTAGTATATTATCGTTTGCGAAACTTCGTATCATAAATCTAGATACAGTTAGTGGTGAAATCTTTAGAATTAAGGCGTCGGGTAAGCAAGCAGGTGCACAAACAGATTTCGGTTTCATAGCAGATACACCAACTACAGTAGGTGAACTATTAATAACCAGTTCTACAGACCAAGATGATAGAGAACAACCAATTGGTATATTTAACACTCATGCGATATTAACTGCAAGTTGGTATGCACATAATGTTACGGGGTCTGGTATACCTGATACCTCATATGGTGATGATACGTTAAATGCATCTACGCATATTAGTTTAAGTCTTGATGATAGTAATATCTTGGATGCAGGATATGCGGTCACTGCTACAAGTAGCTACTTTATAGGAACACGAGAAGAATTTGCTTTATTTCCAACATCTGAGTATACACTAAAATTTGATAGTTATGTATATACTACATCTGGAGCATTCGCATACACAGCAAGTGCCTATAATACAGACGTATATATAACTGGTTCCGCTATCGCTGGTAATAATCTATTTGGTCAAAAAATAGGTTCAATCACCACTACGGGCAAAGCAGGATATTTCCCAAATAAACAGTTTAATTTTACAGTTCCACGTAGTGGTAGTGCTGGATTACGATTTGTAGTAAATAATGGGTTCTGGCAATTTGCAAATATTTCATTAAAGGTTGCGGAAGAGTATGCATTTAGCCCCGACGAAGTTATCGTTACGATTCCAAACGATGCGGCAAATACGTCAAGTTTGATATTTAAAACAGATTTGTTTGATATTAACAATAATGCATTAGATTTAAATATTCAGTCAGTTCCAACTATCTTTACAGGTTCAAGACGATGAACATAAACAAATTATTTGAACAAATAGTAGCACTTGACGATTATGTTGAGCAACACAATTTCTTGGTAGAGACACTTGCACCACAACTTGTGGAAGAATTAGCTATTACAACGACTGATACATTGGAAGAAGCAAAAAAGAAGCGTAAGAAGGCAAAAGAAAAGATTAAACGATATGGATTTTTCTATCCATTATATCCTCGTGTAATTAAAACTGGTGAACAACCAAAAGAAGAACCAACAACACCACCAACGGAACCAACCGATAGTGGTGATGCTGGAGCTGGTGATACTGGTGGTGTGGATGAAATTAAGCCACAAAATGTAGATAACGCATTTGCATTTCCTTATTCACTTGGTCCGGAGCAAGATGATGAATTCTTACAAAAAGAAGCACTATCAAGTACGGAACGGATGCGTAGGTACAACAAGCGTCACCCCGAAAAAGTTCGTCAGTACCTTAAAAAGACTCAGGATGACCGCGTTGCCCGTAACCGCGACCGTAAAAAAGCAGTAAAGAAATACGGCAAAACAAAGATGAAGAACCATGACGTACATCATCCAAACGGACCACATAATGGTGGTGCTCGCTTGGTACGTAAAGATCATGGACGAGATAAGAAAAACGAAAATATTGAGTACGTATATCTCTCCGAGTTATTAGAAGGTAATGTACCAAATGGTCCGTGGATATTGTTATCAGAGGGTGGAGCAGCAGGACATTTAGCGCATCCATACGAAGATGATAGTTTGACGTTTAAAGATTTAAAAGAAATGGCAAAACGTGGTTTGGTCGGTGGATTAGATGCAGAAGGTCCAGTCACCGAAAAACTTGACGGACAGAACATCACCTTTAGTGTACGTGATGGTCGTGTGGTATTTGCTCGTAATAAAGGTCAAGTCAAAAATCGTGGACAGAACGCATTACCAGCAGCAGACTTACGACAAATGTTTGCTGGTCGTGGTGATATAGAAAAAGCATTTGGAAACTCAGCAGATGACTTACAAGCAGCAGTAGACGCATTACCACAAGAACAACGAGACGCGATGTTCGGTGATGGTCGTAAGTTTATGAATGTAGAAATTATATTCCCAGATACAAAAAATGTTATTCCATACGGTAAACCAGTGTTGGTATTTCATGGAACTATTGAATATGATGATGCAGGGGAAGAGATTGGTCGTAATGTAGATGATGCAAAAATTTTGGACCAACAACTTCAAGCAGTTAGTGCACAAAAACAACGCACATTTGGCATATCAGGTCCACAACCTATTACATTTAATGATGCCGACACAGTACGCAATAAAGAACGATTACAACAATACGGTGCAGAAATTGCACGTATTCAAGAAGAATATGACCTTGATGATAATTCTACATTAGAAGATTACAAGGTGGCATGGTGGAATAGAGAAATTGATAATATGGGTATCGATTGGACTCCACAAGAACGTGAAGGTCTTATTCGTCGTTGGGCAATGGGTGAAAAGAAGTTTGGGGTCAAAGATATTGAAGATCCTGAAAAGAAAAAGGCATTTAGACAATTTGAAGTAAACGAACTTAAAGATAAACAAAAGGCTGCTACTCGTCCAATAGAACGTATTTTTTTACGTATTGGTGCAGATACGTTACTACGCGTCACTAATACTCTTGGAGCTAATAATCCAGAGATGGCAGCACAATTAAAACAAGAAGTTAGAGATGCTATAGAAAAGATTAAAGACGCTGGTGATGAAAATCAATTGGCAATGTTACAGCAACAAATAGAACGGTTAGATGACCTTGGTATTGAACGTGTGGTTCCAAGCGAAGGGTTGGTCTTTATCTATAATGGTAAACCATATAAATTTACTGGAGCATTTGCACCAGTCAATCAAATCCTTGGTATGATGAAGTTTCAACGAGGTAAAGCTAAAGTTGTTGATGAACCAGAAAAGAAACCAGCAGAAGAACCACAAGTAACCACACAAACAACAACTACACCAACTGGTGAAAAACGAACCATTGCTATTTTTCCTGGTCGTTTTCAACCATTCCACGCAGGACATTACAGTATCTATCGTGCTTTGGTCGAAAAGTTTGGTAAAGAAAATGTTTATATCGCAACCAGTGATAAGACCGACCCAACCAAATCACCATTTGGGTTTGTTGAAAAGAAAGACATTATCACAAGAATGTTTGATATTCCGGAAGATATGGTGGTACAAGTAAAAAATCCATACGCACCAGTTGAAATCACCGGTAATATGCCAGACAATACAGTTGTGGTAACTGCAGTCAGTGAAAAAGACTCAGAACGATTAACGGGTGGTAAATACTTTACACCGTATGATGGTGAAACAGCGACACAAGGATTTAAAGATAAAGGATATTTCATAGTTGCACCAGAAATGCAACTACAACTTCAAGGCAAAAACATTAGTGGAACTCAAGTTAGAGCATTGTTAGGTAATCCAAATATTACTGACGAAGCAAAAGAAGAAATATTCACAATGATATATGGTAAGTTCGACCCAGACATATTTAAAAAGATTGTTAAAACTACTACGGACTCAGAAAAAGCATTGGCACTTACACAACAGCATGGTGGTAAAAAAGCTGCAAAACCACGAGTAAAAAAGAAAGCGGGAGAACCACAAAAAGGTGTGAGAAAAAAAGCAGTAAAACCAGAACCAAAAGATCCATCATTTTACAAACCTGGTGAATCGTGGGAAACTGAAACTGGAAACTTTGGTGGCAAGAATAAAAAGAATCAAGTAAGATATTTTGGTACAAAGGACCGAGCAGACAAATTCGCTAAATCATAAGAGGTTACTATGGCACGCATGGATGAAAAAGCAGTAGCAGATGTAAGAAAAAGAATTGGTGAAGTAATGAACAAACAAGAACAAAAACTTGTATTTGGATGGCGTCCGCAACAAGTAGAGCGACAAGAAGGTGAAGTGTGGGAAGATCATGATGGTAAAAAATGGACAAAGAAGAATGGTCTTGTTCAAACCGTTACAAAACTTGATGGATTTAAAACTCCGTGGTGGTGTCCAAAATGTAATACTCCACTAAACGGTATTCATCTTAAAGCATACAAAAAAGCAGGGCATTGCCACGAATGTATGTTAAAAGAAGAAATGGAATTAAAAAAGTCTGGTAAATGGCATGACGTAATAATTGAAAAAGGTCGTCAAAATCATATGGCGATAATACGAGACAAGATACAAGAATTACAAAGCTATCACGATAATCTCTCACAACCAGAATTTATTCACGCAGACAATGAAAAAATATTGATGATTGAAAAGTGGGATATGGATATCAATACGGTCAAAAAAGATTTGATGGAAGAAATTACCAAGCTGCAAAAGCATTTAGAAATGGTTGAGTCTGGAATGAGTGAAGAAGAAATCAGACAATACTACGAAACACAGGAACAATAATATGTCAAGAATAACAAATAATATTACTACATTCGTTGTAAATCTTTGTATTTTTTTCGGTTTAGCACTAGCTATATTTTTCTTCGTCAGTAATTCAAAGCAAGACGAAGTGGACAAGTATATTGCGGAATACAAAGTATTTCAAGCTAAGGCAGATTCAGTCACCGAGTTAGCCGATAGTTTAAAAGCAGAAATTGTAGTTGCTGATAACGAGTCACGAGCAGCAGAAAGTCGAGCAAAGGTATTGAGTCGTCAAGTTAATACTTTACGAGATGAAACGTTGAGTATGGAAGAACGTGCAGAAGTAATGAAAGAAACACTTTTAGACACTCTTGTTTTAGCTCGTCAATTATTACCACTCAAAGATTCAATTATTGCAAAGCAAAAGGAAACAATTGATGTGCAGGGTGGTCAAGTAAAAGAATTAGAAAGTGCATTGTCAAGTAAAGACAACGCACTACGTATGGCATTGATACGTGGAGATAGTCTCCAAGCGGTCATCAATCTTATTCCACCAGCACCAAAGAACCCAAATCGTATGTTTGGTATCAAACTCCCAAGTCGTAAGGCATCATTCGCAGTTGGATTAGCAATGGGTCTTGGAGCAGGAGTTCTCGTAATCAAGTAGAGGTATTATGAACGCAACAGCACAGCAGTTACGTGAACGTATTAAAGAAGAATATAAGAAGTGTGCAATACAGCCAGATTACTTCTTATCAAAATATTCATACATTCAACACCCGATTCGTGGTCGGGTGTTGTTTGATTTATACAAATATCAAAAAAACGCTTTATATGACTTCGAGAAAAGTGATTATAATATCGTTCTCAAAGGCCGTCAGATTGGTATTTCTACATTGGTCGCAGGATACGCTCTGTGGTTAATGTTGTTCCATAAAGATAAGAATATCCTTGTTATCGCAACTAAACAAGAAACCGCAAAGAACTTAGTTACCAAAGTTAAGTTCATGCATCAAAACCTCCCAACATGGTTACGTGGTGAAGTAGTCACGGATAATAAGCTATCACTCCAATTTTCTAACGGCTCACAGATTAAAGCGGTGGCATCATCACCAGACGCAGGACGTTCTGAAGCATTGTCTCTTCTTATTCTCGATGAAGCTGCATTCATCGATGACGCAGATATCATCTGGACGGCAGCATCATCCACATTATCAACGGGTGGTAAAGCAATATTACTTTCTACTCCAAACGGTGTGGGTAACTTCTTTCACAAGATGTGGCAACAAGCGGAGGTCAAGACCAACGGATTCAATCCTATTCTATTAGATTGGCGAGTTCATCCAGAACGTGACCAAGCATGGCGTGATAGACAAACGGAACTGATGGGTGAAATGCAAGCGTCACAAGAACACGATGCGTCATTTATCTTCTCTGGTAATACGGTGGTTCCGCCAGAAATTATTGAGTTTTACAAAGCATCGTTTGTTCAAGAACCAGTTACCAAAGGTGGGTTTGACGGAAACTTATGGGTATGGGAATATGCACAACCTGGTCGGTCATACATTGTCTGTGCTGACGTTGCTCGTGGAGATGGTGAGGACTATTCGGCATTTCACGTAATAGATGTAGAATCGTCTACCCAAGTAGCAGAATACAGAGGAAAGGTAGAAACTAAGCAGTTTGGTAATATGTTGGTATCTATCGCAACCGAATATAATGACGCACTACTCATCCCAGAAAATAGTAGTATAGGATGGAACGCTGTGCAACAAATTATTGATCGTGGATATAAAAATCTCTTTTATATGTCCAAAGATTTACAATATGTTGACGTAGAACATCAAATGACAGGACGATATAGAGCAGAGGAACGGCAAATGGTTCCTGGATTCACCACATCACAACGTACTCGTCCGTTAGTTATTGCACGATTAAAAGAATATATGTTAGAAAATAGTTTTACTATTAGGTCAGCAAGAATGTGTGCTGAATTAGAAACATTTATTTGGAAGAATGGTAGACCAGAAGCATTATCTGGTTATAATGATGACTTGACAATGGCATTATGTATTGGTCTGTGGGTTCGTGATACTGCCCTCCGTTTGCGTCAGGAAGGTATAGAACTGACGAAGATGGCGTTAGACAAGGCCAAGTATAATGTGGTCGGTCACATCTACACAAACAGAGACAGAGCACAAAATCCATACGAGATGCAAGTTGGAACTGGAAAGGAAGATATTAGGTGGTTACTAGGATAATACACTATTTATAATGTAGTGTTTTTATTGGATTTATCTATGATTAAATTAGTTGATATTTTGTTGACAGAAAAATGGACAAACAGATACAAAAAGTCCATAAATTGTAGTAATCCAAAGGGTTTCAGCCAAAAAGCACATTGCGCTGGACGTAGAAAGCGTAAACGTGGTGGGAAAACAACATCAAAACCGGTATAAGATATGACCAAAGATGAACTTTTAGAAATTATTCGTGAAGAATTAGAAGCGGAATTGGCAGAACGCACCGTAGCTCGCCGTGAACCACCACGTAAAATGGATAAGTCCCAAGTCAAAAAGCGTGATGGTATTGGCAAGAAGTTGTTAAAGAACAAGCGTTCTATCCGTTATTTTAAGGATAAGTTCGGTGATGATTGGAAATCATACCTTTGGGCAGCATCAACCAACAAGGCAATAGATAGTAAGAAAAGTAAAGGTAAGTAATATGGAATATAAAGAATATTACACCTACATTTTTGAGGATTGCGGTTGTCTCCACGAAGCTGATTGTGGTTGTGGAGAACAAGAAGAGGGATATCCTGGATTTGGATATAAAGAAACAGAGAGTGATTTTAAAGATCCACGATTACAAAAAGCTGAAGAGATTGTAACGTTGTTAGAAAAGAACACACCAACCAGTCCTGAAAAGTGGGCACGAGCAAAAGCAGCCGCACGTGCCAAGTTCAAAGTATATCCATCAGCATACGCTAACCTTTGGGCAGCAAAGAAGTATAAGAGTATGGGTGGTGGTTGGAGAAAAACTAAGAAAGAATATCATATACCACACAAGCGACGTGATCCAATGGGTCAAGAGGACGCAGATGTAAATAATGATGGAAAAGTAAATTTAATAGATAAAATGTTAAAAGCAAAACGTGATTTGTATAAGAGATATTTGGTGGCACAAAAGAAGGGACAAAAATCCCTCTAAACACTTTGGAGAAGTAATATGATTAGACTTATGGGATTGGTAGCTGGTATCAAGGGAATTGGTGATAAGCCAGTTGGAGCTGTAAAAGAAGCTCTTGACGCCGTTGGTAAAGAAGATGGTGATATCGATAATGATGGTGATAAAGATTCATCAGACAAGTATTTAAAAGCTCGCCGTGATGCTATCGGTAAGTCAATGGAAAAAAAGGAAGAAATCGGACCTAAAGATGCAGTTGATTCTGGTGAATATGATTACGAAGGTGACATGGCAAAGAATCAATTACAAACCATTATTAGAAATGCACAAATGTTGCATGATATGTTGGCAGACGACACCAACTTACCAGAATGGGTACAAAATAAAATTTCTTTAGCTAAGGAATATACTGAATCTGCTGCACAATATATTAGTAGTGAAAAGGACCAAAATGGTACAGCTGAAGTTCCTGGAGCAGCAGGTGCAGTTCCAGCACCATCGGGAACAATGTAATGGAAACTGTAGCCAAGTTTTTATCCACACTATTCAATAGTCGTGACCAAGCACATATCTTTCATCTCCAAACATCATCGTATGCCGTTCACAAAGCATTAAACGATTATTATGATGCAGTTGTAGGGTTGGTTGATAGCTACGCAGAAACTTGCCAAGGTCGCTATGGAATTATCCGTGGTTATACTCCACAAAAACAATACTTTGAAAACGATGAAGTAATTAAGTATTTTACTGGATTATCAACCTATATTGATAGTGTTCGTAAGGGACTACCACAAGATGGTGACCTTAATAATATTGTTGATGAAATCTCAGCGTTGGTGAATTCCACTATCTATAAGTTAAAATATTTAAAATGATTCTTTTAACTGACCTTTTAGACGAAGTTGTAACTGAACTTGACGAAAAGTATAAAACCAAAGGTAATCTTGGTAAATGGCTTCGTCAAAAATGGGTAGATATTTCTCGCAAAGATAAAAAAGGAAAACATCCACCATGCGGTGCTTCGGCTGGTAAGAAAGAGCGAAAGGGTGGTAGTGCAAAATATCCAAAGTGTCGTCCCGCTCGTTCCGCAGCAGCGATGAGTAAAGGTGAAAAACGTTCGGCTGTAGTTAGAAAGAGAAAAGCAGGAAATCCAGGTGGAAAACCAACAATGGTTTCTACCTTTAAAAAGAAATAAACTCTTGACTTTGAGAGAGAAAATGATTAGATTAACTGATATTCTTTGCGAAGGTTGTTGGGAAGGATATAAGCAAGTTGGTATGAAGGAAAAGAACGGTAAGATGGTTCCCAACTGCGTTCCAGTAGAAGAACTTTATCATCGTCCAGAAAGTGATGTTACATCGGATAGTGATTTCAAGCCAGACCAAGATAATGAACGTGACCAATTCGGCTCGGAAACACACGTTTCAGGTCACGAAGATGAAATAAACGATGGTGAATACTGCACAGAATGTCTTATTGAAGTTCTTGAAGGATTACACGAAAATCAACTCGGTGAAGCAGAATATCGTGGTCGTAAGGTTGCTCTCGGTAAGATTATGAGAGGTGATGTTAAGAAGTTTAAGGTGTTCGTCAAAGACCCAAAGAGTGGAAATATTAAGAAGGTTAATTTTGGTCATGGTGGAACTTCGGCAAAACGTCGAGGTGAAAAGACAATGAAGATTAAAAAAAATATCCCTTCTCGTCGTAAGTCGTTCCGTGCAAGACACAATTGTGATAATCCAGGTCCAAGAACAAAAGCTCGTTACTGGGCATGTCGTACCTGGTAATATGAAAAAGAAAATCTCACGGGAACAATCCGACAAGATATTAGATAAAATGGGTTATAAGTTTAATCCAACAGAATTCTTTTTAGGGATGAATGTTGAGTTGGAACACCAAGATGTGACCAACGGAAACGTGGTCAAGACTGCAAAAATCGCAGCAGCACACTTGAAAGAAAACCCGAAGTATTATTCATTATTAATGAAGTACGTAGAAAAGAAGCATGAACAACTAGTTGGACCTGGTGGGGCAATCAACGCAGCACCAAAACCACAAGATGTTAAAAAAATGCGAACAGCATTGGATAGGGAGAAAAAGCATGATTAAGCTCACAGATTTAATCACAGAAGCAGGTAAGGAAAACCGCATCAACTCAATGCGTTTGGTCGCATTACTTGAAAAGTTAACTCCAACCCTTAAAGAAGCTCAAGAAGAAAAGTTGGCAAAACTAACCGCAGAATTACTTGCAGGAATCACCAAGGTCAATGAAATACCATACAACTACAACACAATGTCAGAATGGCATATGACCGAATTGGCAACCGTAGTAATGCCAGCTCGTGATTTACGTGAAGCATTAAATAGTCTATTGAAGAAACCAGCTAAGGGATTAGATACACACATCGTTGAAATGGTTATCAAGTCAATAGACGAATTGTATATCTACTAACAAGTTGAGGGGTTATGGCTGATAACAGCATATTTGGCAGACTAAAGAAATTATTTTCTACTAATACGGTAGTTCGTAATGTTGGTGGAAAAAGACTTAAAGTAGCCGACACAGATAACATTCAATCGTTTATCAATAGACGCGGTATTGATAGATACCACCGCGTCTATTCTTCTATGACGGGTGGATATGGTTCTGCCCATGGACGATATGAAGCAGCGGCTGCGTTCCAAGGTTCCCGCTTGCAATTGTTCCGTGATTATGATATGATGGATAATGACCCCATTATTTCATCGGTGATGGACATCTATGCTGACGAATCAACCACCAAAGATGAATTTGGTAATCTCCTTACCATTCATTCGAAGAATACACAAATACAAGAAATCTTACATAACTTATTCTATGATGTATTGAATGTGGAATTCAATATGTGGCCTTGGATTCGTAATATGGTCAAGTATGGTGATTTCTTTTTATTCCTAGACATAGACCCAGAATTTGGAATTGTAAATGTATTACCCCTTTCTGTCTATGAAACTATTCGTATCGAAGGTCAAGACCCAGGTAATCCATTCTCAGTCAAGTTCAAGATTGAAAACGATTTCTTATCGTTAGGTAAGACTGAATTCGATAATTACGAAATAGCTCACTTCCGTCTCCTTTCGGACACCAACTTCCTTCCATATGGTAAGGCAATGGTTGAAGGTGGTCGTCGTGTGTGGAAACAACTTCAATTGATGGAAGATGCGATGTTAATTCATCGTATTATGAGAGCGGCAGATAAGCGTAAGATTTTAATTGATATCGGTAATATCCCACCAGCAGAAATCGATACGTTTATGAATCGTATTATGGATAGAATGAAGAAAACACCATTGGTAGATCCTGCAACTGGTGATTATAATCTTCGTTATAATATGCAAAATATCACAGAAGATTTTTATCTTCCTGTTCGCGGTAAAGATTCTGGAACAGACATCCAAAACCTTCCAGGTCTACAATTTAATGCTATCGAAGATATTGAATACCTCCGTAATAAGTTAATGGCAGCATTCAAGGTACCAAAAGCATTCTTAGGATACGAAGAAGATTTAAGTGGTAAGGCAACATTGGCGGCACAAGATGTACGTTTCGCACGTACTATAGAACGTATCCAACGTATTATGGTGTCAGAACTCACCAAGATTGCAATTATCCACTTATACGTTCAAGGATTTACTGATGAAGATTTGATAGACTTTGAATTATCGTTGACCAACCCATCAATTGTCTATGAACAAGAAAAGTTAAACTTATGGAAGGAAAAGATTGGGGTTGCAGAATCTATTATGAACAGTAAGATGTTATCACAAGAATGGATATACCATAATATTCTTGAATTATCTGATGATGAAATCGTGGAAGAACGTACTAAGATTGCAGAAGATGTAAAACGTATGGCACAGTTAGAACAATCAGCACAACCACAACAACCAGGTGCTACAGGTGAACAACCAGCAACAGATGAAGCACCACCAACCGAAGAAGAGGAACAACAAGTTTCTGATGTTGATAGTATTTTGGCCTCATTAGAAGATGGTGGTGAGGAAAGTGAGTTGGAAGGATACGGTGATGAAGAAGCTGAATTAGAAGAAGCTAAGATGGGCCGTCCAAAAACAGGAATGAAATTTGGTCAAGACAGTCACCCACGTGGTCGTGACCCACTCGGACACAAAGAAAATATGGGTTCGTTGACGGTCAGTAAACAACGAAATGATAAAAGAAAGTCTCCGTTGGCACTTACTAAAGAAGTTCAGGCATTAGTTGCAAACTTAAAAAAGCCAAGTAAGAAAGTCTTAATGGAAAACCAAGAACCAACTGGTTCTTTATTAGACGAAAGTAATATTTTGGACCTAGAAAACTAAAGTCTTATTAATATTCGTTATATTTAATATATGACGGTATACTGTCACTAAAATGGGATGTTTATGAAAGCAAACGTCAAGCATAACAAAATTCGGAATACGGGCATACTATTTGAACTATTAGTCCGTAAAATAACCTCAGACGCATTGGAAAACCGTAGTAATGATACTGCGGTCAAACTAATGAAAGAGTATTTCAATTCTAAGACAGAACTTGGTAAAGAATTGATACTTTATCGTTCCTTCTTCAATGCACAACAACTCAGTGAAACTAAGGCATTTGAACTTATCAACGTATTGATATCACAACGTAAAAAGTTAAATGAAGTGGCATTAAACACACAAAAATACAAGTTAATTCGTGAAATTAAAAACAACTACGATTTAAAAGAATTTTTAAATGCCCGTATTCCGTCTTACAAAGTTTATGCTTCTGTATATAAGGTATTTGATGGTGCAGTAAACGAAATCCAAGACTTCAATGAAATTCAAGGTATGGTTGAAGCTAAGTTTACTATTGTTGAACATTTAAGTGGTAAGATTGTCAACAAGGAAATTAAGAAGGAAACTGCATTATTTGAAACCGTAAAGAACCAAGAAGAAGATTTACGTTTATTAACCTACAAGATTTTGATGGAAAAGTTCAATCAAAAGTATGTAGACCTTAGTGATAAGCAAAAAAACCTTCTCCGTGAATATATCTATAACGTATCCAATTCAGCAGCTCTTCGAGCATATGCCGTAGATTTGGCAAAAGAATTGATTGCCGAAATAACAAAGAAGATAGCTAAAATTGATAATAAAGTGACTACCATCAAGTTGTCAGAAGTTGTTTCACAATTGGAAAAGTTAAAGACAGTTCAAATGGTCAAGGAAAATCACATGACCGCGTTATTAATTGCCTTGGAAATTACCAAGACACTAGACACTTTAAAGAGTTAATCTATGGACAAAACACAACAAATTCGTGAACGCGTCCGACAAATTATCAAGAAAAAACTTGATGAAATGACAACGACAGCAAATGTTCCTGGATACCTAACTCCATATTCGTTTCGTGGTAATAAAGCAAAGAGTGTAGCACGTTCTAAGCATATTGCCACCGCAACCACAGGATTTAAGTTAACTCCAAAGGGTGAAGAAGAAGCAAATCGTCCAGCCGATAAAATGGAAATTGTCACTAAGGAATTAAACGAAAACAAGTATTACGAATATAAGAACGACACATCAAAGACACCACACAGAAAGATTGCAGAAGCTATTTCACAACTTAATAGAAATTTACAAGAAGTTGAACGTGTTATTAGAATGAATAGTCGTTTAAAGACTGAATCAGGTATCGCAAGTGAACAACTATGGAAGCGTACACAACAAGGATTATTGAAGTTGGAATCAAGACTTCTTGGACTTGCAACACGCATCCGTGAAATCCGTGGGCAATAATATGCAAACATTACTCGTAGAATATAATGTCATTTCTTATGACACTACTTTATTAAAAGAAGCAGCAGACATCAGTAAACCTTTGATGTTAAAAGATGTTTTACTTCAACGTGCAGAAATGAAGAACCAGAATGGTCGTGTATATCCAAAGGAAATCTTATCACGTGAAGCAATGGTATACAAGAATAACTTCGTATCACAACGCCGTGCACTTGGTGAACTCGACCATCCAGAAAGTCCTGTCGTCAACTTAAAAAACGTCTGTTGCAACGTCACCGAACTCTGGTTCGAAGGTGATGATGTCAAGGGCAATATCGAAATTTTATCTACCCCATCAGGCAATATCGTTCGTGAACTCATCAAGAACAATATCCGATTGGGTGTTTCATCCCGTGGTATGGGTTCTGTCAAACCAATCGGTGAGAATACTGTAGAAGTTGGTGATGACTTCTCACTTATCTGCTTTGATATTGTCAGTAATCCAAGTACTCACGGGGCATTTATCAACGAAAACAAGGGTGGTCAAATTATCACCCCCTATAGTCGTATTGATACATTGATATATGACTTTTTAGGTGAACTAAAGTAAGGAGTTTTTATGACAACATTTTTAGTAGTAGTATTCGTATTAGCAGTTGTAATTTATTTTGTTAATCGTAAGGTAATGGAAGCCCCAGCACCTTTGTTAAAGGCAACCAAGAAGGTTGAAGCAGTTGCAGTTAAGGTTGTTGATGTCAACGGTGATGGTAAGGTTGACCTCAAAGACGCAGTTGCAGCCGTTAAGGCAGTAGAAGCAACTAGTAAAAAGGTTGTTAAGAAGGCAAAAAAGATAACAACAAAGAAAAAGACCAAATAATTTTCTATGCGACTTAAAGCTTTACTAAATGAAAATATCACAAATGAATTTGTAAAGTTTGTCGCAAAAGAGCTACAACTTCAATCACTACCTGCCAATATTAAATTTGTGGGTAGTGATTATTCTAAAGAAAATTTAACCTTTGGAACCTATAATCCACAAACTGACGAAATTATTATCGTAAAAGGTAATCGTCATATTGCGGATGTATTACGAACCTTGGCTCACGAGATGGTGCATCACAAACAACGAACCAGTAATCAAGAGTTGAATGGTGAAGATGGGTCAAACACAGAAAACGAAGCAAATGCAAAAGCAGGTGAATTAATGCGTAAGTTTAGATACTTACGACCAGAAATGTACGTGGAGAGATAAATGCCATCAGTTAGTAAAGCACAACAAAAATTATTTGGTATTGTTAGAGCTATCCAAACTGGACGAGCAAAAGCAAGTGATTTTAGTCCAACCGCAAGAAAGTTAGCACAGACTGTGGCAAAAGGTAGTGTAGAAAAGTATGCATCTACTCCACACGATAAACTACCAAAGAAAAAGGACGAAGTTGCAGGAGCAGTCCCAATCTCCGATTTTCCAGTAGCATCTGACGATACCACACCAACTGTATCGAATGACCCACACTTGGTCACCACTAGTGAAGATTATAGTTCTAAGCAAAGTCAAATATTGAGTATTGTAAAGGACAGAAAACCAGCAGAAGTTGGTGGTGTAATGTTAGACATTTACACCGCAGCATTATTGACTCGTGTATTACACAAGTTATCACCAGACAATAGAAAGAAGATGTTGTCCCTTCCAACCGAAAAGATGGTAGCAACTGCATATAAGTTAGTAACCCGTTAATATGGGTAAAACCGCATATATTACTGATTTTGACGATACCCTAGTGCATACAGACGCTAGGGTTATTGTTATTGACAAGGATGGAAAGAAAAAAGATATAAGTCCCGCTGATTACGTATCATACGAAAAACAGCCTGGTGATACGTTCGACTACTCAGAGTTTGAACAATTGAAAAATCCCCGTCCTATAAAAAAATATGTCAATCTATTAAAGAAAGTCATTGATCAAAAGAAAGCAGATAAAGTAGTAGTCTTAACTGCTCGTGGTCATACTAAACCTATTGCGCAATTTTTAAAGTCACAAGGTATCACATCGGGTATCACAATTGCTGCATTAGGTGATAGCGACCCGATGGAAAAAGCGCGATACATAGAAAAACATATTAAAAATGGATATACCAGAATAGCATTTGTTGACGATGCACCAAAGAATGTAAAAGCAGTCAAAACATTAATGGACAAGTATCCACAAACAAAGTTGGTCGTGCAACAAGCACAAGAAAAAGATACAAAACAAGCTGGTGGAACACCAACAAAACAAACACGACTAAAAGATTTATTAAAACATCGTATTAAAAATCCACAAACTGGCCGTGATATTTTGGTTAAGAGTGCATTGGGTTATGGAACAGATTCGGTAGTCAGAAAGACGGCGATGAATTATATCGCTAAAAATATGAAATAACCTATTTATTTACAAGTTTTATTAATGGAGATAGTTATGGCAACAGAAGAAACCCCAGTATCACAAGAAAGTAAGTTCCAAGAAATGTTGTTCAAGATGATGGCTCGTCGTTGGAATATCACGGGCATCGTTCTTGTCACATTTATGTTAATCGTTGCAGGCATCACTGGTGCAGTGTATATGCAAACACCAATTGACGGTGAATGGAAAGAACTTTTACTTCTTATGCTTGGTGCATTTATTGGTTCATACGGTAAGATTATTGACTACTGGTTCTCAGATACCGATAAGGATAAGATGTTAGTACAAAAGATGGACGAAGAAGATGGTCAATCATTCTCAAATACATTAGGTGGCTAATAAGGAGGTTGTATGTATGTAGAAGTAAGAGGGGACAGTCTTGGTGATTTAGATAGAGCACTTCGACAATTCTCTAAAATGGTTAAAAAGGCAGAAATAGTAAACGAAGTGAAGCGCCGTGAGTTTTATGTCAAGAGGTCAAAGAAAAAAATCTTAAAGCAACAAGAAGCACTTCGTCGCCGTATTCGTGAAGAAAAGAAGGTAGAGAAGAAAAAGAATTCAGAATGGTAAAAAATAGTGTTTTTTGTCAAAGCACTAATATATATTATATAGATTACACCTCTTTTGGGGTGTCTATGCTTTTGTATTAATAACCGTATAATAGTTAAAATAACTATTGAAACAAACGAGAGGCATTATATGGCAGAAATTACAAACGAACTTCTAAAGCAAGCAATTGCAGATGCAGATGCAGTCCGTGATATGGCTATCGCAAATGCAAAGATTGCATTAGAAGAAACCTTCACACCCCAAATCAAGTCCATGCTTGCAAAGCGCTTACGTGCCGAAGCAATGGAAACAGCAGAAGGTGCGGAAAAGGCAAAGGAAGAACCATTCCAAGACGCAACACACGTAACAGGTGGTGGTCCAGAAGATACTTCCGCAATCGGAACTGGTGACAACAAGGAACCATCCGATGCAGCAAACTACTCATCGGATATTGATCAAGGCGGTGAAGGTGAAACCGACTCATCAACCGATTGGTATGATGATTGGTCAGAATCAGATTTTGACCTTGACGAAGTAATCAAGGAATTAGAAGGAGATGTAAACGCACTTTCAGAAGCTGAAGAAGAAGAACTCGACGAAGCTAAGCATGAAGGTGAAGAAGAGAAGGAAGAAATGAAGGAAGGTTATAATGAAGAAATGCATGATGATGAAGAAAAGGAAGAGGAAGAGGAAAAGGCAGACGAAGCAGCTAAGGTTGTAGACCCAACCGCAGATGCAGGCACCCCACCAGAAGCAGCTAAGAAACATTCAGATGCAATGCAAAAGAAGGGTGATGACAAGCCATCCGCTCCAGCAGTAAATCCTATGGGTAAGGCAGAAGGTGCAGAAGATGCATCAGACCCACATAAGTTCGCAATGAACCCAGCAGAACCAAAGATGGAAATGGGTTATGGCGCAGGTGAAGGTGAAGGCGAAGAAGAACTCGATCTTGAAGCAATCCTTCGTGAATTAGAAGCCCAAGATGCTAAGGACACAGAACAAAAGCATCAAATGGCATCTAAGATGGCAGATCTTCAAAAAGAGCTAGCAGAATATCGTAAGGTTGTAGAAGTCCTACGAGGCAAGCTTAACGAAGTAAATCTTCTAAACGCAAAACTCCTTTATACCAACAAGATCTTCCGTAAGGAAGGTTTGACCAACGAACAAAAGGTTGCAATCCTCGAATCATTCGACAGAGCAATCAATGTACGTGAAGTCAAGATGGTATATGCAACATTAGCAGAAGCAATGACTGTAACTGCTAAGAATGCAAAGGGACGCACCGTATCAAGTAAGGTTGTTACCGAAGGTTTGGCATCAAAGCCAACCCCAAGTACAGCACCAAAGAAGGAAATTTTAGAAGAAAATACAGTCGCAAAGCGTCTACAACAACTCGCAGGCATTCTATAACAATTTAGGAGATAAATCATATGTCAGGTGTATCAGAATTTATCAACGAAGCCGGTTCAGCACACCGCGTAGTAGTTGAACAAACCCGCCAATTGGCAGGTAAGTGGGAAAAGTCAGGCCTTCTTGAAGGCTTAACTGGTCACGAAAAGCAAGGTATGGCAGTAATGCTTGAAAACCAAGCAACACAACTTCTTTCAGAAGCAACAACCACCAACCCAGCAGGTGCAGGTTCAGCTGGTGAAAACTGGGCAGGTGTCGCACTTCCATTAGTACGTAAGGTATTCGGTTCAATCGCAAGTAAGAACTTCGTATCAGTACAACCAATGAACTTACCAGCAGGTTTGGTATTCTTCATGGATTTCAAGTATGCAAACACAGTAAACGGTAAGACCGCAGGTGGTTCACTCTATGGTACAACCAGTGGTTCAGGTGTTCTTCCACGTGGTGGTTTCTACGGTGCTGGTGAATACGCATACTCAGTAAATGATGCAACATTAACACTTGCACCAGCAATTGGTTCAGGTTCAGCAGTTGGTTATGGTGATGTAAACTACAACGATACATACTCATCATCATTTGCATCATTCTTCAAGTTCGTTGTTCCAGCAGTAAGTTTCTCAAACGCTGACTTCAACGCAGTTCGTTCATTCCGCGTAACAACAAACGTTGCAGGTGGTGCACTTCTTCCAGAATTCACCAAGTATGACGGAACAAACGTTACACTTATCGTAAGTGGAACATCAGCTCTTGGTTCAATGGTATCAATGTCAGCAGTTGAATACAACAAGCAACCAACAGACACCACCCGTGGTGACTTTGAAGATCGTGATAACTCAGTAACAAACTTGAACATTCCACAAATTGATTTGGAACTTCGTTCAGAAACAATCGTAGCAAAGACCCGTAAGTTGAAGGCAGTCTGGTCACCAGAACTTGCACAAGACTTGAACGCATACCACTCAGTTGATGCAGAAGCAGAATTAACAGCAATGTTAAGTGACTACATCTCAACTGAAATCGACCTTGAAATTCTTGATATGTTGATTGCAAACGCAACCACAACAGAATTCTGGAATGCAGAAGTTGGTAAGGTATGGAACGGTTCAGCATTCGTAGCAAGTGCAACGCTCAGTGGTCAAGCTTGGACATCAATGACTTGGTTCCAAACACTTGGTCAAAAGATGCAAAAGGTATCAAACAAGATTCACCAACTCACAATGCGTGGTGGTGCAAACTTTGCAGTATGTTCACCAACCGTTGCAACAATCTTGGAAACAATCCCAGGATTTATGGCAGCAACAGACGGTGATAAGATGGAATTTGCAGGTGGCGTAACAAAGGTTGGTTCATTCCAAAACCGTTACACAATCTACAAGAACCCATATATGACCGAAAACACATTGTTAATGGGCTTCCGTGGAAGTAACTTCCTCGAAACTGGTGCAGTCTACGCACCATATATCCCACTTATCATGACTCCATTGGTATACGATCCAAACAACTTCACACCACGTAGAGGCGTAATGACCCGCTACGCGAAGAAGATCGTACGTCCAGAATTCTTCGGTAAGATCTTCATCGATGGATTAGCAACTGTCTAATCTCTTGATGTAAAAGGGTAACACAATAGAAATTGGGGTGGCCGAAAGGTCACCCCTTTTTCTTTTTATATAAACTAAACTACTATTTATACTATAGAGTTTTTCCATTTATGAGATTACTATGGCAATACTAAGTGATGATCCAATAGTTTACGATGGTAACCCACAAGACCCAGACGGCCTCACTCCATTTGCGTTATTTGATGATGAACCAGCATTTAGAACAGATGCCCCACGAGTAGCTGATTATGTAGCTAATCGTTTAGGATATCCTGTATTGGATGTTGAATTAATTGACAAAATGATCTACACATGCTTCGAAGAAGCAGTCACCACATATGGTTCACAAGTTAATCAGTTTCAAGCACGTGAACATATGTTGTCATTACAAGGATTGTCAACTGGTAGTGTTTTAACACAAAGAAATATTATTGGGTCATCTTTACCGCAAATCATTCGTTTGTCAACACAATATGGTGTAGAAGCACAATCTGGTGGTAATGTGCAAGTAAAAAAAGGATATATTTCCGCATCTGCACTTACACAATCATATGACTTAAAAACATTGTGGGCCGATACATACGAAAGTGGGTCAGCAATAGAAATTCGTCGTATATATCACTATATGCCATCAGCAGTCGCACGTTATTATGACCCATTTGCAACCACGGGTCTTGGTCTTACAAATTTAATGGGTGAATTTGGATTTGACGGATATTCACCACCAGTTACTTTCGTAATGATGCCAGCATACGAAGATTTACTTCGTATCCAAGCAATCGAAATAAACGATTTAATTCGTAAAAGTCAATATTCATTTGAAGTATCAAACAACATCGTAAGATTCAGTCCGATATTTAAACAAAGTGCAACAGTTTGGTTCGATTACGTAGTGGTTGGTGATAAAGAAGGTGCAGGTAAAACCTATAATACATCTACATCACTAGTATCGGATTATTCAAACGTTCCATATAATCATATTCCATATTATAGTATAAACTCCATAGGTAAAAATTGGATATACCGATACACACTTGCATTAGCAAAAGAAACGCTTGGTAATGTTCGTGGTAAATATGACAATGTACCTATTCCAGACCAAATAATTAAAATGGACGGTGACCTTCTTCGTCGTGAGGGTAAAGAAGAACGTGAACTTCTTATTAAAGAAATACGTGAAACATTGGAACAAACCGGATTACAAGCACAAATGAAGAAGCAAGCAGAAAATGCTAAAATGATGCAAGAATTATTTGGTAAAGTCCCAACTTTAATTTATATCGGATAATATGCCACGTTTCGTATCTCAAAGAGATTTTAATTTTTTTCAACACATTAACCGTGAATTATTGGTCGATGTGGTGGACGTAGATGTAATCTTATACAAGATTGCATTAGAAACCACTGCGATTAACATCTATGGAGAATCAACAGAAAAAGCACGTTATACTGGTGTAGAACTTAAAGCATTAGTTAAATATCCAAAAGTTCAAACTGATACAAGGGATGGGTTCGGTGTAGACGTAACACAGAATGTTGAATTTAGATTTGCGAGAAGATTGTTGGCAGAAGTAGAAACCTATCCAGAACCAGGTGATATTGTAGAGTATAACGGACTATTCTATGAAATAGACATGACGCAAGATTCACAACTTATCGCAGGTCAACCAGAATATTCCACATCACTACTTTGCTTAGCACATCTAACTCGTCGTAGTGGTATTCAAATTGAGGAGGCTAATACATAATGGCCGACTATAGTAACAGAAAAGTAACAGATAAAGTAAAACAAGTAGTTGATAATACAAAAACTACAGAATACCAAAATCGTGCGTATGACACAAAAACCGATGCATCGGATACACCAATCACGGTTACATTATTAACAATTGATGAAACACTTATTAAGTATTTATCTGCAAGAATACAACCTATTTTATCACAAGATGGTAAATCGGTAAAGGTACCTATAATTTATGGTAATCCTGAACGCTGGAAAAGTGTTCAAAAAGATGGTGTTATACGTGATAAATTTAATAAGATACAACTACCAATCATTATGATACGTAGAACTGGTCTAAAGAAGAACTTAAAACAAAACTCACCAGTTAACAAGTATTTAGAACGGGAATTTGAAACTGGATGGAACAAATATAACCCATATGATAGATTTGCCGCAGTAAATGGTATTAAACCAGTTAAAAAGTATATTACAACAGTAACTCCTGACTATTTTGATCTTACATATGAATGTATAATCTGGACAGAATATATGGAACAGATGAACAAAGTCATTGAACAAGTGTCATTTGAGGACGATGAGTATTGGGGTGACAGAGGGCAGTACAAGTTTAGAACACGAATTGATGAGTACAAAACTGATACAACTCTACCAAACGTACAAGATAGATTGGTCAGAACTACGTTTACATTAAATGTGTCTGCGTACCTCCTACCAGAGAGAATGGTCAATAAAACAGGTCAAATTATGCAGACCTCTCAAGAACGATTTTCAGTTAAAAAAATCGTCACTTTTACTGAATTAGAAGAGGGTTAAAAGTCGTGTTTCACAAAAATAATCTATATTTATAATACGAGTACAGATATACATAAGGAGGTTATATGACAGAAGTTACGAAGTTAACGGATGAAGAGTTATCATCTGTTAAAAGTTTGCGTGAAGAAATTATTGGTTCCATTTCCACAGTGGGTCAATTAAAATTGACGCACGATTTAATGAACGAAGATTTAACATCGGTAAAATCAAAGCTTGAAGAAGAAGTAGTAAAATACAAAGCATTACTAGTTAAAGAAAAAGGATTAGTTGATGAATTGTTAAAGAAATATGGAATGGGTTCTTTGGATGTCGAAACTGGTGTATTCACCCCTGAGCAATAAGTAATATTGGAGATTCCGTATGGCAGAACGCATTGTTAGTCCTGGCGTTTTCACACAAGAACGTGACCTTAGTTTTCTAGAACAAGGCGTTGGTGAAATTGCTGGTGCATTTATCGGTCCAACAGCAAAAGGACCAGCATTTATTCCAACTGTAGTTACAAGTCAACAAGACTTTGAAAACAAGTTTGGTGCACCTGATGGTAAGTCATTCTTAGGATTGACTGTAAAAAACTATCTTCGTGAATCAGGACGAGCAACTGTTGTTCGTGTTCTTGGTCTAGACGGATATAGTAATACAAGCCACACACCAGCAATTATTAAAGCAACTGGTACTAGTGGTTCGTTTGTATATGCTGTTATTCATCCTACCGTGTCCGGAAGCGACCTTACAGCAGTAAGTGCTTCTGGAACATCAACAAACTTTGCAGTTACCGTTACAAGTTCAAATGGATCATTTACCGGCACAGGATTAACATCAACCACAGCAGCAGGTGGATATATCGGAAACTTCTTTGGATTTGGAACTACTGGTACAAAGGGTGGATACATCTATTCTATCTTCCCAGAAGCAATAGTAAGTGGTGGTGCATCGGTAGTAATGTCAGCAGAACTTAGTGCAGACTTATTGTTCTTAACTGGCAGTACATATGGACCATACTCATTTGCAACAACTCCTTGGATTCAATCACAAACACTTGGTGGTGTTAACCAAAACTTATTTAAGGTTCATACATTAAGTGATGGCACATCAGCAAATAAGCAAGTAAAAATTAGTGTTCTTGGTCCAAAGAAAGCAATTGTATCTGGAACTTACGGAACATTCTCACTTCAAGTACGTGACTTTACAGACACAGATGCAAATCCAAGTGTACTAGAACAATATGATAATTTAACACTTGACCCATCTGACGCAAATTTCATCGCTCGTCGTATCGGTAACAGTGCACCTGTAACCGACCCAAATACTGGTGAACGTTATTTCCAAGGTGATTTTCAAAATAACTCAGCATATGTTCGCGTTGAAATGGCAGATGGTTCGGAAAATATATCACCAGATGCATTACCATTTGGATTTGCAGCATTAAAGTCACCAATTGGATATTCTGGTTCAGCAGTTCCAGTACCAACATACATTAGTTCAAATTGGGTATCTGGTAGTAGTCGTGGATATAGTACCACCGCAACATACAACAGTAACGCATGTTATGGATTTGAATTCTCTGATATTCCAACTACTAATATGTCATACTTGGCACCACTTCCAAGTGGTTCAATAACTCGTGGTAGTGACTTCAATCTTGAAAACTTAGCATCAAATGAATTATATGATGCAAACGGTACTGGATATACAGTTGCACAATATCTTGCAGGTGCAGCACCAACATTAGCATCACTCTTGAAGTTTACAGTTCCATTCCAAGGTGGATTTGATGGTGACAATCCAGCACGTTTGATTAATATGTACGATGGTATTACATCAACAAACACACAAGGATTTAACTTAAGTTCAGCAACAACAGCTGGTTCACGTGCATATAAGAAGGCATTAGATGCAATCAGTAATCCAGACGCATACGATATTAACTTGTTGGTACTACCTGGTGTTATCTACAACGACCACTCATACATCGCAAACTACGCATTAAGTGTTTGTGAAACACGTGGTGACTGTTTCTACATTATGGATACAGTGGGTGCAAGTGCAACAATTACAGAAGCTGTAAATACCGCAGCATTAATTGATAGTAACTACGCAGCAACATACTATCCTTGGGTAAGAGTGTTGGATACAAACACAAATAAGTTTGCATTTGTTCCACCATCAGCGGTACTTCCAGAAGTATACGCATATAGTGATAATACAGCAGCAGAATGGTTTGCACCAGCAGGTTTAAATCGTGGTGGAATTCCAGGAGCAGCAGGTGTTAAGGTTCGTTTGGCACAAGCACAACGTGATTCACTATACGAAGGTAAGGTTAACCCAATCGCACAATTCCCAGGACAAGGTATCTGTGTATGGGGTCAAAAGACATTACAACGTCGCTCATCAGCACTTGACCGCGTAAATGTTCGTCGTTTGTTAATCACTGTTAAGAAGTTCATCGCAAGTTCAGCACGTTTCCTCGTATTCGAACAAAATGTTGAAGCAACTCGTCGTCGTTTCCTCAACATCGTAAATCCATTCTTGGCAAACGTACAAGAACGTTCAGGTCTCTACGCATTCCGTGTTATTATGGACGAAACCAATAATACACCAGACGTAATCGACCGCAACTTATTGGTTGGTTCATTGTATCTCCAACCAACAAAGACCGCAGAATTCATCAAGTTGGATTTCAACATCCTTCCAACTGGTGCAACATTCGCTGGTTAATAGGTTATATTTTTAACTTACCGACTATTTATAGTAAATCTGTTAGGAGATACACATGGCAAACAATATCGTAGCCGAAAATGAAATTTTCTTTACGGCGTTCGAACCAAAAGTTAAAAATCGCTTTTTAATGTTAATTGAAGGCGTACCAGCTTACATCGTAAGAAAGGTCAGCCGTCCAGAAATTCGTCAAGATACCATTAAAGTTCCACACATCAACACCGTTCGTTTTGTTAAGGGTGTGTCTGTATGGCAACCAATGACTTTGACCCTTTACGATCCTGTTGTACCATCAGGTGCACAAGCAGTAATGGAATGGGTTCGTCTCCACCACGAATCAGTAACAGGTCGTGACGGATATGCAGAATTCTATAAGAAAGATTTGACCCTTCAAGTTCTTGGCCCAGTAGGTGATAAGGTTGAAGAATGGATTATCAAGGGTGCACAAATTACACGTGCAACATTTGGTGACCTTGAATGGGCAGATACCAGTGATAACGTAGCAATTGAATTAGAAATTCAACCAGACTACTGCGTATTGAACTACTAATCCAAAAAACTCAGGATGTATTTATCCCCTTCGTGATGCAGGTGTTCTATACTCACGAAGGGGATTTTTACTTATAAAATCTATTTGTATCAATTGAAATGATACTTATATAGAGGTAGAAATATTTTTAACTTGGGTGTGTAATATGCCACAATTAACAGAATTACGAGTGGGTCAAGGGGAAACATTTGAAGTACTCGTAACGTTATTACAAACTGTCTCAGGCACACCATTAGATATTACACATTACAATATCACTGGTCAAGTACGTGAAAATTATACAACAGATGAAATTGCTACATCATTTAATGTAGCAAAAGTTTTACCATATACATCTGGTAGTTTACGTATTACATTAAATGAAGATCAAACAATAAATCTTACACAACGTAGATATGTGTATGATATTTTAATTACAAGCGGTTCAGGCACCCCAGTAAATCGTCGTATTTTAGAAGGACCACTCACCGTTCGTCCAGCTGCAACGAGATAAAAGATGAGCTTACCAGATATTACTGTTGTTATACAAAAACCAGATGTAGTTGTCAGAAACTTAGGTGGTTCAGGATCATTTTTAAATGTCGCTGATTCCGCAGTAAGTTCTTCTTATGCATTGACTGCAAGTTATGCATTAAATGGTGGTGGTGGAGGTGGTGGTGGAGATGGTGCAACAGGTCCAACTGGTGCAACTGGTCCTCGTGGTGCAACGGGTGTTGCAGGCTCTCCAGGTGGTGCAACGGGACCAACAGGTCCATCAGGTAGTCAAGGTGCAACAGGTATTCAAGGTTCAACAGGTGCACAAGGTGCAACAGGTGTACAAGGTACCACAGGTCCTACTGGTGTGCAAGGACCAACTGGTAGCACTGGTCCACAAGGTATTCAAGGTGTCACAGGTCCAACTGGTGCAATTGGTCCACAAGGTGTAACAGGTAGTACAGGACCACAAGGTATTCAAGGTGTTACTGGATCTACTGGTCCTATCGGTCCACAAGGTGTAACAGGTAGTACAGGACCACAAGGAATCACGGGGCCAATAGGTGCAACTGGTCCGGAAGGTCCAACAGGTGCATCTGGTCCAACTGGTAGTACAGGTCCTACGGGTATTCAAGGTATTCAAGGACCAACTGGTAGTACAGGTCCGCAAGGTGATACAGGTCCACAAGGTTCAATTGGTCCAATAGGCCCAACAGGTCCAACTGGTAGCACAGGTCCACAAGGACCACAAGGTGATATTGGTATTACTGGTGCAACAGGTATCCAAGGACCAACAGGGTCAACAGGACCGCAAGGTATCCAAGGTGTCACAGGTCCAACAGGTCCAATTGGTCCTGGATTAAATATTAGTGGTAGTTTACCAGATACGGGTAGCCTTCCTCCATCGGCGCCAACTGGTTCTGCATTTATTATTGGTCAAGATTTATGGGTATATAATGGAACTTCTTGGGTAGACGTTGGTGATATCTACGGACCATCGGGTTCTACAGGCCCAACAGGTCCACAAGGTACCACAGGTCCAACAGGCCCAATAGGTCCACAAGGTGTAACAGGCAGTACAGGCCCAACAGGACCAGAAGGCCCAACAGGTGCATCTGGTCCATCTGGTAGTGTTGGTCCACAAGGTCCAGTCGGTCCAATAGGTCCAACAGGTCCAACTGGTAGTACAGGTCCACAAGGACCAGAAGGTAACCAAGGAGAAACAGGTCCAACAGGTGTACAAGGTGCAACAGGTATTCAAGGGCCAACTGGTAGTACAGGTCCACAAGGTATAACAGGTCCAACAGGACCAATTGGTGTAACTGGACCAACAGGTGTTGCAGGACCAACGGGTTCAACAGGTCCAGCAGGTACTGCTGGACCAACAGGTAGCACAGGTCCAATTGGTCCAGAAGGACCAACGGGTAGTACAGGACCAACAGGTCCACAAGGTGTAACAGGTAGTACAGGTCCAGTAGGTTTACAAGGTGTTACTGGTTCTACAGGCCCAACAGGTCCACAAGGTGTAACAGGCTCAGAAGGTGCAACTGGTCCAATTGGTGTTACTGGTGCAACTGGTGTTACAGGTTCCACAGGTCCAACAGGTCCAGTAGGTCCAACAGGTAGCACAGGTCCAACAGGTCCACAAGGAACCACGGGTCCAACTGGTGCAACTGGTTTACCTGGTGACATCTATTCTACAACCAGTAGCACATCACTTTCTATCGGAACTGGTTCAAAAACATTAACTATTGCAACGGGACTTGCATATAGTATTGGTCAATCTGTTATTATCGCATTCGATAATAGTAACAAAATGGAAGGTAGTGTTACCTCATACGATAGTGGAACAGGTCAATTAGTAGCTAATATTACAACGGCTACTGGTTCGGGTACATACACAGCATGGCAAGTAAGTTTGGCAGGTGCACCAGGACCAGCAGGTGTTACAGGTCCAACTGGTCCTGCAGGTCCAATTATTGCAGGACTCGTCAGTAGTTCTGCACAATACCCAGGATGGGTCACTAGTTCCGCACAAATTGATTATAACGCAATCACTAATAAGTTGAGTGGTGTAATATCCTCCTCAACTCAGTTTAATGCATTAACTGGTACATCTGCCTCATATTCAGCTACCGCATCGTTGTCTACAGCAGTAAGTGGTGGAACAGAAGATTATATACCACTTTGGTCATCAGCAAATACACTTACACGTAGTAGATTATACCAAACTGGTTCTAGTATTATATTTGGTGGAACGACATTCTATGATGAAACCGCACCAGATATCTTTGGCTTGTACGGTGGTATAACAGACTCATTTAATTTAATCACTGCGCACGCAATAATTGACAACTACTTACAAATAAATGTTCGTAACTTAAGTACAGGTTCTTCTGCATCATCAGATATAGTTGCGGTTAAGAGACTAGGAACAGAAACATCTGGCTTCATTGATATGGGTATCAATGATGACAATTATGTTGGTACGGAAATTTATGATGTTGCGGGTGATGCATACCTTTATACAGTAGGTGGAAATTTAGTAGTAGGTTCTGCAAGTGATACAGGAAGTGTAGTATTATTTACTGGCGGTGATACTCCATCGGATAAAAAAGTAGAATTACGAGCAAATAATTTACACGACATCACTGGTAGTCTTACAGCAACACAAGGATTTACTGGTTCGTTATCTGGTATAGCAACGACCGCATCATTTGCAACAGCAGTTAGCGGTGGAACTACAAACTATATTCCATTCTTTAATACAGCAAACACGTTATTTAGAAGTAGATTATATCAAACTGGTTCTAGTATTATATTTGGTGGAACTACATTCTTTGACGAAACCGCACCAGATATCTTTGGTTTATATGGTGGTCTAACAAATTCATATAATTTAATCACTGCACACGCAACAATTAACAATTACTTACAAATCAATGTTCGTAACTTAAGTACAGGTTCTTCTGTATCGTCTGACATAGTTGCAGTAACACCATTAGGTACAGAAGATTTTGGTTACATTGATATGGGTATCAATAGTGATAACTACGTTGGTAATAGAATTTATGATTTACCAGGAGACGGTTATCTGTATACCACAGGTAGTAATTTAGTAGTTGGTACATCAACCGCAAATAGTAACGTTACTATTTTCGCAGGTGGTGACACTCACGCCAATCGTAAGTTAACATTAAAAGCAAATAATCAACACGAAATAACAGGTAGTGTAAATATTAGTGGTAGTATATTACCATCAAATGATTCTGTATTTGACCTCGGTTCACCATCATTAAAGTTTAGAAGTTTATATCTTTCTGGTTCTACTTTATATCTTGGCACACTCGCAATCTCTGATAATAATGGTACATTATCTATAACACCATCGGGGTCATCGACTATTTCACCTGTATCTGGTGCATTTACTGGGTCATTCCTTGGTAATTTAATCGGAAATGCTAATACCGCAACAACAGCATCGTTCGCAACTACAGCATCATTTGCACTAAATGCACAAAACGTACCACTCGGCACAGTATCAAGTTCCGCACAATATCCTGGTTGGGTTACAAGTTCTGCGCAAATTGATTATAATAGTATACAAAATAAGTTAAGTGGTGTAATATCTTCATCAACACAATTTAACTCATTAAGTGGTACATCAGCATCATTTGCAACAACCGCAAGTTATGTAGCAGGTGCAGCAAGTGACTGGGCATCATTAGCAAATAAACCAGCAGATATCGTAAGTAGTTCTACCCAAGTCAAGGCGTTCTTACCTGGTGGCACTGTAAGTGCATCGGCACAATATCCTGGTTGGGTAACCGCATCATCACAAATTGATTATAATAATATTACCAACAAATTATCTGGTGTAGTTTCCGCATCAGCACAAGTAGTACCATTACTTCCTGGTGGAACCGTTTCAAGTTCAGCACAATACCCAGGATGGGTCACTAGTTCCGCACAAATTGTGGTGCAAAATACCACTGGTATTGGTGCGTTAGCAACAACTGGTTCAAATACATTTGTTGGTAATCAAGTAATTAGTGGTTCATTAACTACCACCGCAGATACAATGACCTTCAATGGGTCGATGGCCGTATCGGGAACACTTTCATTAACTGGTAGTTTAAATGTATTAAACGGTGGATTTACTGGTTCATTAACGGGTAGTGCAACTACAGCAACATCGGCGTCATTTGCAACTACCGCAAGCGCAGCAACCAGTATAACATTTATACCAGCAACGTCATCATTTGCATTAACAGCAAGTTATGTTCCTGGTGCAGCAAGTGATTGGAATTCTGTAGCAAATAAACCAGCAGATTTGGTCAGTAGTTCTACCCAAGTCAAGGCGTTCTTACCTGGTGGAACTGTTTCAAGTTCCGTACAATACCCAGGATGGGTAACCGCATCAAGTCAAATTGACTATAACTCAATTCAAAATAAGTTAAGTGATGTTGTATCAAGTAGTGCACAAGTTCAACCACTACTTCCTAACGGAACAGTATCAAGTTCCGCACAATACCCAGGATGGGTAACCGCATCAAGTCAAATAGAATTAAATAGTATTACAGGAACCACATTTGCAACAGCAAACTTTACTTTCCCACAAAACTTAACTGTCGCTGGAACACTTACCGCTCAAGAAATACAAACCGAATACGTAACATCATCTATTATTTACGAATCTGGTTCAACTAAGTTCGGTGATACAGCAGACGATACACATCAATTTACAGGTTCATTAAGCGTTCTTGGAACAATTAGTGGTGGATTGGTATTACCAGCAGGAACTGTAACAGCATCATCACAAATTGATTATAACTTAATTCAAAATAAATTAAGTGGTGTGGTAAGTAGTTCATCACAAATTCAACCACTACTTCCAGCAGGAACAGTATCAAGTTCTGGTCAAGTAGATGTTCGTAACACAACTGGTATTTCAACACTTGCAACTACTGGTTCAAACACATTTACCGCAACACAAACAATAATTGGAAACGTATTCTTAAGTTCATCGTTCCCATTAGTTTATAATAACGATAACACTAACAATATGTTGTTTGGGTTCTTTGATGGTAGCTCCATTTACGGTGCATATTATCAAACATTTGGAAATAACTACACGGCACTAAATCAACGTGGTGGTGCAGAGTTTGTATATGATATTAGAAATAATAGTGGTGCAAACTTCCATATCGCATCATTTAATGGTGCAACTTGGACTGAAAAGTTTAGAGTAGATGATAACGGAGCACACGTAACTGGTTCATTGGTATCAACTGGTGGTATTACTGGTTCATTACTTGGAACAGCAAGTTTCGCAACTACAGCTTCATTTGCATTAGCAACCGCAGGAACCGTAGAAAATGCAAATACAGCATCATATGTAGCATATACAAATATTGATGGTAAACCAACACTAGTATCTGCATCATCACAAATAGATTACAATTCTATTACGAATAAGTTGAGTGGTGTATACAGTAGTTCGGCATTCGCATCACCAAACCAAGGTACTGTAAGATTAACATTAAATGGTGTTCAGTTAACTGACGTTGATTTGGGTGTACAAACATCTGATACCCCAACATTTGCTGGAGTAAGTAGTTCAAATCATATCACTCCAACCGCAGATAATACTTATAACTTGGGTGCACCTGATAAGAGATGGGCAAACATATACACGGGTGACTTAATATTATCTAATGAAGGTTCTTCAGGTAATACCGTAGATGGAACAACAGGTAACTGGACTATTCAAGAAGGTGAAGAACATCTATACATTATCAATAACAAGTCTGGTAAGAAGTTTAGATTTATGTTATCGGAGATTAACTAATGCCAATTATAGCAGGTCAGATTACAGGTTCAGCGCTTAGTGGTTCGTTAGATTATACGTTCCTATCTAATATTCCTTCTGGAATAGTATCTGGAGCTGCCCAAGTAGCCGCAAATCTACCAGCAGGAACAGTATCAAGTTCTGGTCAAGTAGATTATAACTCAATAACAAATAAACTGTCTGGTGTTGTTTCTTCGTCAACGCAAATTCAACCATTATTACCTGATGGAACAGTTAGTGCATCAAATCAAGTAGATATTACAGCAACTACCAACTACTCGACATTTAGTTCATCGTTGGCAACAGTTGATGCAGGTCAAACCACTCGTATTGATAATCTAGCAAGTTTGACCAGTTCGTATGCAATTAACGCAACTATTCAAGGCCAACTTGCTGGAGTTGCATCAAGCAGTGCACAAGTAAAAGCATACTTACCAGCAGACACAGTATCAAGTTCTGGTCAAGTAGATATTACCGCAACTAGTGGTTATTCAACCTTTAGTTCATCAATTGCAACCAAAAACGATACACAAGACGTATCTATCGGTGCATTAAATGCAGCAACCAGTTCATACGCAATTAACGCAACTATTCAAGGACAACTTGCTGGTGTTGTTTCTTCTTCTACACAAGTTAAACCATTACTTCCTGGTGGAACTGTATCAAGTTCCGCACAATATCCTGGTTGGGTCACTGCGTCATCACAAATTGATGTACGTAATACTACAGGTATTGCAACAATTGCAACTACAGGATCAAACACATTTAATGGTACTCAAACCGTTACAGGTAGTTTATTTACTAGTGGGTCAAATAGTTTAGTAGGAAGCACTACGTTATCTGGTAGTTTAGTTGTCTCTGGTGCAGCAATTACCTCGACTCCAAATATTCAAATTTACGGAGATACAGAATTTACTGGATATGCAAAGTTTAACCCAGTCACCAGTAATATTGATACCTCAATTTCCGCATCCTACATTTATGTTAGTGGGTCAACCCAAGATTTATATTTCTCTCAAAATAGTGCTGGATATAATAACGTTACTCGTTTACGTTGGTTAGAAAGTAACCTCTACACGGGTCTATTAAAGGGTGGAATACTAACAACAACAACAGGATCTACCACGTTTAATATCAGTGCAGGTGAAGGTATTGTTGTAACTCTTAACGCATCAACAACCCAAGACCCATATCCAACAATTAAGTTGGTTCGATGGGACGCAAAAACCAACGTTCCTATTACGTTTTCGGGTTCAGCAAAGATTACCTACGTTGGATTAGATGTTGCAGGTAATGTTATACAACAAGTTGTTCCTTGGGGTAGTACCGACATCAATCAATTTGATACCCAAATCAATTTAGGTGTTATTTTACATTCAAGTGCATCAATATCAACAGGAGCATATAACGCTCCACAAATTTCATATGGAGCTCCGCAAAAGGCGGACGACTTCTTTAGATCATTTGGTCCACTAAAAGTTTCTGGTCACACCTTACAAGCAAGTGGTAGTAGCCCATCACTTAGTATTAAAAAGACCGCTGGTACATCATATCGTGAAGGGTCAAATTATGCAAATAATCCAAACCATCCCAACACGGTCACAGAAGAAAGTGATATTACAATATCTAAGATATATCGTTATTATATCTCAGGATCAACTCCTGTTATTGATACGGGTGCTAGTGGATCAGGATATCCCACTCTCGATAACCAAAACCGCGTTGATACAGCAACGGGGTTATTAACATCAATTGGTTTAAGTAATTGGTCTATTCAACGCGTATTCTGGGTTCCAGGGTCACCAACCAACGCGTTTATTGTCTATTATGGTAACACCGCATACAGCACACTACTCAATGCAGTTAACGCAATTAATACGGAACCATTCACGGAAGCACCAGATACGGCAGCTAATGCTGTATTCATCGGATACATCGTAATTCAAGGTGGTAGTAATCGTGACTTACTAAACGCGACGGATTGTACTATTATTCAAGCTGGATTGTTCCGTAACATTGCTGGTGTTGGATCGGGTGGAACACAACCAGTAGCAACCACGTTAGCAGGATTATCTGATGTCGGTATTAGTAGTCCAGCTATTGGTGACTTGTTGGTATATACTGGGGCAACGTGGAATAATACAAAGTCATTAAATGGTAGTTATTCACTTACTGGTAGTTTAGCAACAAATGATGGTATTACGGCAATAACAATTAATGCAACAGCAGTATCCGCATCACTTTCTGGTAGCGGTGCTGGAGTATTTGGCGTCAACTATAATACCTTATCAAATATTCCAGCAGGTATCGTCAGTAGTTCAACACAAGTTCAACCACTACTTCCTGGAGGAACAGTAAGTAGCTCAGCACAATATCCAGGATGGGTCACGAGTTCAGCACAAATTGATATTACCGCAACAACTGGATATTCTACCTTTAGTTCATCACTAGCCACCGTAGATGCTGGCCAAACCACTCGCATCGATAACTTGGCAAGTCAAACAAGTTCCTACGCAATCAACTCAACAATACAATCGCAACTTGCTGGTGTAGTATCAAGTTCCACACAAGTTAAACCACTTCTTCCTGATGGAACTGTTTCCTCATCAGCACAATACCCAGGATGGGTCACTGCATCATCACAAATAGATTATAATAATATTACTAACAAGTTAAGTGGTGTTGTAAGTAGTTCTGCACAAGTAGTACCATTACTTCCTGGTGGGACAGTATCAAGTTCTGGTCAAGTTAGTTTAACTGCCACCTCAGAATACTCTACATTTAGTTCATCAATTGCAACTAAAAATGATTTGCAAGATGTTTCTATCAACGCACTGAACGCAGCAACTGGTTCATATGCAATTAACGCAACAATACAAGGACAACTTGCTGGTGTCGTATCATCGTCGGCTCAAGTTAAACCATTACTTCCTGGTGGAACGGTATCATCATCTGGACAAGTAGACATCACAGCAACAACCAACTATTCAACATTTAGTTCCTCGTTGGCAACAGTTGATGCAGGACAAACTACTCGTATTGATAATCTAGCAAGTTTGACCAGTTCGTATGCAATTAACGCAACTATTCAAGGTCAACTTGCGGGAGTAGTTTCTTCTTCAACACAAGTTAAGCCACTTCTTCCTGGTGGAACAGTTAGTGCATCAAATCAAGTTGATATCACCGCAACTACGGGATACTCTACATTTAGTTCATCACTAGCAACAGTAGATGCAGGACAAACTACTCGTATTGACAACTTGGCGAGTTTGACCAGTTCGTATGCAATCAACGCAACAATACAAGGACAACTTGCTGGTGTTGTTTCTTCTTCAACACAAGTAAAACCATTACTTCCTGGTGGTACAGTAAGTGCTTCTGGTCAAGTAGACATTACAGCAACTACTGGATACTCTACATTTAGTTCATCACTAGCAACAGTAGATGCAGGACAAACTGCTCGTATTGATAATTTAGCAAGTCAAACAAGTTCCTACGCAATTAATGCAACTATTCAAGGGCAACTTGCTGGTGTTGTTTCTTCTTCAACACAAGTTAAGCCACTTCTTCCTGGTGGTACAGTAACCTCATCAGCACAATATCCTGGGTGGGTAACCGCATCAAGTCAAATTGACTATAATAGTATTCAAAATAAGTTAAGTGGGGTAGTATCGTCATCAACACAAATTGTTCCGCTATTACCAGCAGGAACTATTAGTGCGTCATCACAAGTGGCATTAAATGCTATTACTGGAGTTACTTTTAGTAATTCCTCATTCTATTTCCCAAATAATTTACGAGTTGAAGGAACATTAACCGCACAAGAAATTAATACAGAATATGTTTCTTCATCGATTATTTATGAATCTGGTTCTACCAAATTTGGTGATACAGCTGACGATGTAATGAGTGTTACTGGTTCTATTCGTGTCTTGGGTGGAAATATTAGTGGGTCGTTTATTGGATTGGTTTCTTCATCGGCACAAATAGACTATAACTCTATACAAAATAAATTATCCGGTGTTGTTTCTTCATCAACACAAGTTCAACCACTGCTTCCAGTTGGAACTGTTAGTAGTTCCGCACAATATCCAGGATGGGTAACTTCGTCAACACAAATTGTTTGGTCATCAGTAAACTACAACGGAGGTATCGTCAGTAGTTCGGCACAAGTAAAACCATTACTTCCTGATGGAACCGTATCAAGTTCAGCACAATATCCTGGTTGGGTCACCGCATCAAGTCAGGTAACAATTACTGGTATATCAGGATTGGGTGCTAACGTAGCGACATTCTTGGGAACACCAAGTTCTGCAAATTTAGCAACAGCAGTCACAGATGAAACAGGTACGGGTGCGTTAGTATTTGCAGGAAGTCCAACATTAACTGGTACGGCTACTGCAAATAACATTGTAATGTCTGGGTCGCAATTCTCAGGAATAGTATCAGGTAGTGGATTACAATATAGATTAGTGGTTCCAGTCGGAACTAACCAATACGCAACCTAATAAAAGTTGATATTTTATGGTAAAAAAGGCATCCAGACGGGTGCCTTTTTTCGTTTATTCCGGTATAAAATGATATTTATACGGGGGTGTATACACTTTAGTTTGAGTCTAATATGAGTTTATTAAAAGTCAATAATATCGAACTTGCTACATCTGGTAGTACTAACGTTACATTTAATGATGACGTTACATTCGGTGCCGCAGTTAATATTTCTTCGGGATCTATCACAGCAAGTTTCGCTATTGCAAACGCATCTATCGAAAAAGAAAAACTAACAAATGACGCCAGAGACTTCGTAAATATTCTTAATAAACCAGCAGGTCTTATCAGTAGTTCTGGTCAGTTCGTTAGTGCAATTTCTGGTTCCTCTTTAGAACTTGGTGGTATATTAGCAACGGGTAGTATTAGAACAACGAGTGTATTTAGTGGTAGTGGTGCACAACTATTTGGAATTCCAAACGCAGCATTAAATAATAGTTCTATTACAATCAACGGTGGTGCAGTTTCACTCGGTGGAACTAGAACGCTTACCACAAGTGATATTACAGAAGGAACAAATCAATATTATACTGACGCACGTGTAAAATCAAAATTAGATAGTGAAACCGTAGTCAGTAGTTCTGGTCAAATTAATTATCAAGCTGTAACGGGGCAACCTACAGTTAATACGTTTGGTGGAGATGGTAATCAATCGTTTACTATTGTAAATGGTATTTTTATTAGTGCATCTGGTGGTGCAGATGGTATTATTGTCACAAACGATTCAGGTAACCAACTATTACGTTTTAGAACTGTTGGTGGAACAGTTTCGTCCTCCGCACAAGTAACAGCAGCATTACCTGCTGGTGTAGTATCAAGTTCAACACAAGTTCAACCATTACTTCCTGGTGGAACAGTTAGTGCATCGGCACAATACCCAGGATGGGTGACCGCATCAAGTCAAATTGATTATAACTCAATTACAAACAAATTAAGTGGTGTTGTTTCTACATCAGCACAAGTTCAACCATTATTACCAGCAGATACAGTTTCCGCATCAGCACAAGTTAAAGCATTTTTACCAGATGGAACAGTAAGTGCATCGGCACAATATCCTGGATGGATTACTTCATCTACACAAGTAGTTCAATCATTACCTGGTGGAACTGTATCGGCATCGGCACAATACCCAGGATGGGTTACCGCATCATCACAAATAATTGTACAAAACACTACTGGTATTGGAGCTATAGCAACCACTGGATCAAATACCTTTATTGGTAATCAAATTATCTCAGGTTCTACAACAATTACTGGTGACTTAACAGTACAAGGAACCTCGTCTGTTACGTATGTTACCTCGTCGCAACTTAACGTAGGATCAAATACCATTACACTAAATACTACCGATGTACTTCGTTACGGTGGGTTAACAGTATTTGATTCTGCTTCTGCTGGACAATCTGGTTCACTTCTCTGGGACAGTGTAAATAATGTATGGTTATATGTCCACGCAGGAACCAGTAATACCAGTAGTATATTGATTACAGGTCCGGAAAATACTGGTGCGTTGGGTAGTGAACAGTTCTTAACACCTAATTTATTACCAAAGGCTGGACTAACTGGTGACCACATTGTAAATTCACAAATTAGTGATAACGGAACACAAGTGGGTATCGTTGGTGGGCTAAAAGTTACAGGATCCATCACATCGTCTCATATAGTTCCCGCAGTTACTGATACCTTTGATTTAGGTTCACCAACCTTAAAGTTTAGAGACTTGTATCTTTCTGGTTCAACGTTATATCTTGGCTCATTAGCAATTAGAGATAATGGTGGTGCGTTATCTATTGGACCATCTGGGTCAGCAATTGGAACCAATTCACCTGTATCGGGTGCATTTACAGGATCATTCCAAGGTAACGGTAGTCAATTAACTAATATCGCAAATGCAGCACTTCCTGGTGGTATAATTTCATCATCAACACAACTACCAGCAGGTACAGTATCCGCATCGTCACAATATCCTGGATGGGTCACCGCATCAAGTCAAATTGACTACAACTCAATCACCAATAAACTTTCTGGTGTTTTTAGCAGTTCAACACAAATTGCAAATAATTTACCAGCAGGTACAGTATCAAGTTCTGGTCAAATTAATGCAGGTGCAACAGCAAACTTTGCAACTGCAGTAGCAGCACAACTTGGTACAGTACACTCTGGTAGTTTTATGAGTACCGCAACTACTAATAACTTACCAGAAGGTGTCACTAATCTTTACTACACGGATGCACGAGTAAAAACCAAGATGAGTGGTGATGTTGTTCATTCTGGTAGTTTCCTTGGTACCGCAACCACTGATAATTTAACACAAGGATCAACTAACAAGTATTACGCAAATTCCTTAGTATTAAGTTATATTGACTCACTTTCAGTTCTCAGTAGTTCACAACAAGTTGTCAATAGATTACCAATTGGAACAGTATCAAGTTCAAATCAAATTTCAAACGTATTAGTTACTAGTGCAAGTTACGCAGCAACTGCAAGTTTAGCACTTGGGGTATCTGGGTCACTTGCGGTCAGTACTGATGGATTAAATGAAGGTAGCATAAATCTTTATTACACAGATGCACGAGTTAAGACCAAGTTAAATGCAGAAAATGTACATTCGGCAAGTTTCTTAGGAACGGCAACCACTACCAACTTAACAGAAGGTATTAACTTATATTTTACCAATCAACGTGCGAAGGATGCACTTCCTGGGGTAGTATCATCGTCAGCACAAGTACCAACACTTCTTCCTGGCGGAACGGTATCATCATCAGCACAATATCCTGGTTGGGTCACCGCATCAAGTCAAATTGACTATAACTCAATACAAAATAAATTATCTGGTGTTATATCTTCTTCTACGCAAGTCAAACCATTACTTCCTGATGGAACCGTCACATCATCAGCACAATATCCAGGATGGGTCACTAGTTCAACACAAGTTGTCTGGTCATCGGTTAACTACAACGCGGGTATCGTCAGTAGTTCTGGTCAAGTTCAACCACTATTACCTGGTGGAACAGTATCATCATCAGCACAATATCCTGGTTGGGTAACAAGTTCTGGTCAAATTGATTACAACTCAATTACTAATAAATTAAGTGGAGTTGTTTCATCATCCGCACAGACAGTTGCATTAATTGCATCACAAGATATCGCACCGGCAACAGTAAATGCAACAACGATAAACGCATCTATCGTAACAGCATCAAACTTAACTGCAAATCAAGCAGTATTTACAAATGGTAGTGATGGATTGGTCAGTAATGCAATTACCGGAACTGGTAATGTGGTAATGAGTGCAAGTCCAACGTTAACAGGAACATTTACGGCAGATAAATCAATTATGTCTGGTTCACAATTCTCGGGAATAGTATCAGGTAGTGGATTAGAGTATAGATTGGTGGTTCCTGTTGGAACTAATCAATACGCAACTTAATAAGAGGTTTTATTAAATATGGGTCTTAATGAACAAATTCTCGCTGGGGCAGCAGCACTAAAGCGTGAAAATATAATAATTCCAATAGAAACAGCAAGTGTTCAGTATACAGGGTCAATTGAAA